TTCTTCTTCAGCACCAGAAATCAATCTGAACTGATAGTCATCTGGTCTATTACCAGCAATTACATGTACTTGACTAAAGTACTTTTCTCCGAAGACAAGTTCAATAACTCCCCTTGCGGCACCTACACCAGTGTCACCTACTAATACAGTGGCTCCAGCAGCACGTGCTTCTACCAACGGTATATTTCGTTCATCACTACCTACTACTTTCCACACAAAATCATCAGAAGTTTCTAGAACTTTCTCAGGAAAAAGTGAGAGGGTAGTGTCTAGGTTTTTCATTCCAGAATTTTGTAAAAGAACAGTTGTAAGCGGAGATACTAATTGAGGTTGACTACCAAAAATAGCACCAATGTGGTTTTTTAATGTTAAACCTGACCAAGATTGCCCCTTAGTCATTACAAACTTTCCTAAACTCATAATTTGTTAATTAAATTAATTTTTATTTATTATATTTACTTTTATTTTTAAAGTACAATTTCTGAACCTATACCTCCACTATAACTATTTGGGTCTGATAAATAAGCTGGTGTTGTCCCATCACTATCAAATTTCATTCCTTTTAAAGCTCGCTCTAATTCATTAGAGGCTTTAGTTTTAGTTTTACTTTCTAACAAAGAGAAATCTTTAAATCCTTTTGTTATTTCGTATAGGTAATAAAGTTTGGTATCAAAGTCAATAGGATTTTCTCTCCTATCTTTCATTAGTTGGTTTTCCATAACTCCATTTGAGTTCTTTCCAACAATCTTTGTAATACTTTGATAAACTCTATCTTGTGTTGCTTTATTTACTTTCTGACCTTTAATAAATTCATCAGTATTGTAAATTGCATTTTTTAAATCATTATCTATTTTTTCTTGTTCTGCAGCAACTCTTCGAGAATCTGCTTCTCTTTGAGTAACTAAAGCTTCCATTCTCTTCGCCTCAGTTAATTTAAGGCTTCCTAATGATTCTTTAGCATCTTCTATTACAGAATCATCACCAGCATCAATTGAACGTTTTAAAAGCCTCATAGCTCTATTCTCATCCATTCCTTGTGCTAAGTAATCTTGATAGATAATTTTTTTACTTAATTCTATATCTTCTTCAATGACACTATCAGTAATTCCATCTAGTGTTAAAATATTATCTTGATGTTGTTGATATTCTGCTAGACTTACACCTTTTTCTAGAGCCTCATATCCATCTTGTCCTATTTTAGAAACAATGAAATTTTTAGCTTGGTTATCAATTTCATCTTTAACAACTTTAGCTAAATCATCTTCTGATTTAATTTCATTCTTTTCGAGGTCCAGCGAGGGCAATAAGCCTTGGCGGCTTAGAACAGATGCAAAGGAAGAATAAGGGTTGGGAGAAGAATCATCTATTTCTTCATCGCCCTCTGGCTCCTCATCTCCAACTACGTCCTCTGGATTCTCATCCTCGTTGGTGTTTATATTATCTACATCATCTTTTGATGTATTTACAGGTGGTTGTACATCTGTATTAATTTCATCTTCTAGATACTCTTCTGGTATACCATCAAAGTTAATCTCTAGGTTATCTTGCATGTCAAATAAAGACATTCCCAAGTCTTCTTGTGTTCCTTCCATAATATTTCTCCCTTAATAATTTACAAATATAATAAATTTTATGACAAAAGTCAATACTTTTTTGTGAAAATATTGACTTTGCCCATTTTTATAATAGCTATTTCTTTACTGTAGCTTTCTGTCTCATAGCAGAAATTTTCTTCATTTCTACTTCCATTTGGTCTTTATGTTTACTCATGTCATTAGATAGTTCTCTTGATTTATTAAAATTATCCATTAACATTTTCTCTCTATCAAGTGATAATTTTTCTTTATCAATTGTATCATCTACGCCATTACTATCATCATCACCCTCTTCAGCTTTTAATGAAGCTTGTAATTCAGCAACATAACGTCTAGTTTCATTATCTCTAATATTTCTAGCTTCTTCTGCAGCTATTAATGCTTGTTGTAAAGCTATAGAGTCTGCTTGTGCTTGTTGTGCAATCTTATTTTGTTGTTCTTGAGATTGTGAATTACGTTGATGCATATCATCCTCTGCAATCTCAATCTTACGCCTCATATCTGATAAACTAGGGCTAAAGTATATATCCATAATAGTAGAGAAACTTCCACCATTTTGTAAGAAAGCTTGTGCATGACCTTTAAGTGCTTGTTCAAGTTCTGTAGCTTTAGATGAACTAGTTGCTACTAATCCATACTCTGCTTCATTAAACTCTTCCCCCTCCATATTAAGTACCTCAATTGTTTGGTCGTCTAATATGTATTGTACTTTCTTATTATTACCTTTTAGTGCTACCTTAGCTGCTTGTAAGAATGCAGATAAAACTCTTAGTTTTACTTTCTCATGCCCTGCAAACCAAAACTCAGTAATATGAGATGATTGATTTACAGACCGTTCTACACCAGATGCAGTTTCATTTTGATGAATAGCTCCCTCACGTTGTTTCGTAACACCAGCTATCTCACCCATTTCATTCTTAATGAACTCTAGTAACTGTACATGTTGTTGAATGTATGTACCAGTTTCCATATCCATTACCTTACCACTTTGTTGCATAGAACCTGCTAGTTTCCCAGTAGATGCTCCATGATTACCTTCCTTGAATGAATCAACTACAGCAATCTTATTAACAACAGCAAAGTGTAACCATTTATCTATTTCCCAGTTTTCTGGTACCTTAGCTAAATCTAGTTCAAATATTTTACCATAGTTAGTTGAAATAGCTTTATTCAATCTATCCCAAATAACATCATACATATATTGGTAATTTTTACACCTATCAATCAATGATACGGCTTTACCTTGATTGGTGTTATATACTTGTCCAATAATTCCTGCATGTCCTGTAGATGGATTATTCAGTGAGTTGAATTGAATTTTTCTAGGTCGCATATTAACATATATGTCTTCACCTATCTTAGTTCCTTCCCACCATTCATTAACCCAATAGATAGTGGCTTCTTCCCCCATTTCTTCATCTACAACATACTCTTCAGACATTATTTTATATTCCTCTTCTCCTAGTTCACTGTAGTACTTAACTTTTTTAATTTTCTTAAGTGACTTCCAATAAACACGTAGGACTCTAATATTTCCATTTTCATCCGTATAGTTTGAATTAAAGTAATGACCATTAATTTCTGCTAAGTTAAAGAAGGTATCCATACCACCACCAGTAAAGTCCATACCACCATTTGGTAAGGCATCTCTTAATAGTGTGTGATTATTATGGTCATCTGAATAACTACTTTTTGATGTCTTAGTACTATAATCATTTATATAGTCTATATCAGCAGGTTTTAATTCATTGTAGTAATAATCTATAATTTTCCCAGGACTCCAATGGTCTTCTAGGATAATTAAATTTGAGTCTTCTATTCTATCTGAATTACCAGACCTAATTGAATATACTTTTAATGGATTAAGTTTGTCTAATTTAGGTTCATCAGATACTATATCTACTTGATATATCTCCTCAGCCATTAATAGTGCATCCTTAAATCCTTTATTAAATAACATATCAAACTCTTGTTCAGCCCAATAATGTCTAAGTATTTGATTGGCCATTTTCTCACGAATATCCTGCCAGTCATACTTCATATATTTTTCTAACTCTGCCATTTTAGTCTTAAGTTCTTCTTCCTCATAATTGGATTGAAGATACTCAGTTAACCTACGCATAAGTTCTTGTTTCTTTCCTTCTTCTTTCTTACTTACAGCATCAGGATTGATTACTATAACCTTCCAGTCAAATCTTCGTTTTGTCTCTTCCCCTACTAATAAATCTATTTTAGGAACTACTATAGGGTGATGAGGTATATTATCAGGCACAAAATTTGCATCCATATTGTATGGATTTACAACTGCAGATAAATCTCTTACATCCACAATTCCATTATACAAATTTAAATTGATAATTTTATTTCTAAGCGTCTGTCTAACACTCTCACTATGATAGAAAGAATGTGTATCAGCATGGTCCATATTATCTTTACGCCATTCTACTGTCTTATTAATAAAAGACAGACGTTGTGGTGGAAGAGGTATATTATTTATTCTTGCCATATCATTTAATTAAACTTACAAATATACTACTTTTTTTTATTAAAGTCAAGTCATTCTTTATGAAATATAAAAAATGACTTGTTTCTTAATAGCTATTTGTTTACATTAAAAACATTTGTTTGATTATCATTTACTTGTGGAAAGTTTCTTCTAAAAAATGAATCTTCTGATAAAGACCTGGTTGGATTATTTTCATTATTCTTAGCTGAAATAGTTCTCTTAGTTCTATCTTCTCTTAAAATAAATAACATAATTCCTGCAGATACCCTATCAAAGTTACCATCAGAGTTCCACTTTATACATTCTTCTATATATGCTAAACTACGAAGTCTATGAAGATTAAGTCTTGCGTCATCTTCATCACCGTGTGCTTTAACTAACATCCAGTCTGCTTGTAGTAATCTACCCCACTTGTTTATATCTTTATTAGCGTGAGTTCCCTTAGCTCTATTACCATATAGATTAGTTTGTTTAACAAAATCCATATCTTTTAGTATTTGGGGAGTATCAGCCAAGTAGTGTAGTGCATTAAATTTATCAAAGTAACTAAACAAACCTTTTAAGTTGCTCTCATAATTTGCTTCTGCATTATAGAACTTCAGTGTTCTTAATGCTATTTCATAAGCCTCATTTGCTGTTCTTGGTCTACCAGAATACTCTGCTACAATTCTATCAGTAAAAGTATCTAATACTAATATACTAAATAATGAACCTCCAGCGTCAGCATCAATAGGGTCAATCCCTGCAATATACCTACCTCTTATAATCTGCCCCTCACCATTCTTACGTGGCATCTCAAATATCTCAAGGCATCCAGTTCTATCTCCTGTAGAAATATCATATGAACGTAATGGAAATTTTGAAGCGGTAGGTCTCCAAACTATATCTCCTGTAGAATCTGCAATTAAATCACCTACATAATGTTCAGCAAGAAATGCTTCTCTCTTAACCATTATGTTTTCTAAATACTCCTTTAAGTCGGCTACTGGAAATACTGTTCCCTCTGTACGCATCACTGCCTCTTGAGGTGTCATTGGTTCCTCAGCTTTCTTCTGAGTAATAGCCCTAGCATCAGATGAACTATATTTTACTTGATACCTATCAAGACATATTTCAACCATTGCTTTGATTACATCTGGCTCACCATTAACAGGGTCATAACAATTATTCCTGTTTAAATATGCACCCCAGAAGAATCCACATCCAGTGCTACCATCTGTATTCTTATCATAAACATTAGGAATACCAAAGATATTATATGCACCAGGATTATAAAATAGTTTTTCAGAACCCTCAAATGAAGCCCCCTCTGTACCACCTGTACCACCTGCTAACATATAACCAGATGCTATTCCCCCATCTTCTACAGCTTTTCTATTTACGTTCCAAGCTTTTTCAAGATTAGGAAATAATCCATCTTCTTCATAATGTATAAATGGACCCCTGATACCCCTAGCCTTATCTGGATTATCCTTTAAGGATATACCAAATACTGAGGATAAGAAACCACGTCTAGTACCATATTCATCTTCGTAACCTAATTGGACTTCCATAGCTCTTTTCCCATCTACTAATCTCATACGAGGTAGTGGTGTATTGTCAGCTATCCAGTCTAACGTATCTAGGATTTTACCCCATATACCTTTATCTCCAGATAAGAAACCTTTCTCAGATGCTAAATGGAAGTTTGGGTTACCAGACCCTGGAAGAACATACATATTTCTAGGACTCCAAGCTGCTGCTTTAAATGAGAAACCTACACCCCTAGTCTTTAATAACTTTCCGTGTTGTCCAGCTTCTTTACCAGCATGTACATAGTGAAAGAATAAATAATCACCTAACCATACTTTAGGAAACTTTCTAACCCTTTCCCCTTTCTTTTTACCTTTAGTACCCTCAGCTTTTTCTACCAACCAAATTGGTGTGTAGTTCCAATAGAAGTAAAGTTCTCCAGGTATCCATTCACCATCTGGTCTTACTAATCCATGTTTCCATTTATACAATTCTTCTTTCCAGAACATTGCATACTCAGACTTAGGATTTCCATTTGGTATGATATTAGTATACTTACCATTCTTTTCAAAGAATATGGCTTGTTCCCTAAAGAAATCCATATCTTCTAATATGTGTGGATTATGTATATCTACAACCCTTCTACCATCTTCATAATCTACTTCTTTACCTGCTTCATTAGTATAAGTCATTATAGCTTTATTTGCTATAAATCCTCTTTCCTCTTCAGGTGCAATTAAGTTTTGTATAAATTTTACTGTTGATATATATTCTAAAATATCATCCCATACTTCCTTAGGTAAAGATTTCTTTAACTCCTCAGTAATAGGGGTCTGATATGAATTCATTTTTATTTCCATAAACGTTCATCTAATACTATAGCTTCAGTGCTTAAGATAGTTTTAGCTACAGAGATAGCATTTTGTAATGCACATCTAGTAACCTTTAATGGGTCAAGAATATTTAGTTCAAACATATCTGTAGTTGTATCCAGTAGATTAGTTCCAAATATCTTTTTATAAGGAGATACTAAACAGACATCAAATGGATGCATTCTTTCTTCAAGACTACGAACAGCTTTAATTAATGCTACACCACCACCCTCTACAATTCCTTCTTCTAAGGCACATCGTACAGATAATGTAGCATCATCAATTCTATCCTTACGTTCTTTCATTTCAACCTCTGAATTACCACCTACTCTTATAATAGCTATCTTACCCATTAGGTTTTCAATACGCTCTTTCATTAAGTGTTTCTCACCATCACCCTCTAATGTTAAATAAGTTGATGTTAAGTCTTCTAGTCTTTCTTTAGCTGAATCTCCAGTATTTGTGAAGATAGATTTCTCTTTACCTATATGTACACTCTGTAACTTTCCTAATACATTTATGTCTGTATATTTTGTATTTGGGTTAAGTATAGTTGCTTGTGTATATATAGCTAAATCTTCCATTAAGTTTTTTCTATGCCCTGCAAAACCAGGTGATTTAACTAATGCAACCTTTAGTGCTCCTCTATTAAAATTATCTTTTAATATACCAACTATCTCTTCTGAAAAGTAATCAGCTACAATAACTAATGGTGTTTCTTTTACTTGTAGAAGTATCTTAGCAATATCTTCTAGTTTAAGTAACTTACCATTTATTAACATTATATGTGGCTCTTCATAAACTATAGTTTGTTCACTACCTTTATTTACAAAAGCATTATCAACATATCCAGTTTTAAGTTCCATACCACTAATAGTGATAAGAACATCTTCACTTGTATTTCCTTCTTCTACTTTAACAATGTCAGAATGATTATATGCTCTTTGTATTAACTCTCCTATCTTCTTATCATTATTAGCTGATATAGTAGCTACATCAACAATATTCTGTTTCTCTAGCTTCTTTGATGAATTAACTAATCTTGTAATTACTTCTTCTTCTAAATTATCTAATGCTAACTTTAATGTACCATATGGAACTCCTTTATCTAACAAATCAAACCCTTTTTGAATAAGGGATTGAGCTAAACAAATAGAAGTAGTAGTACCATCACCAGCTTGTTCTACTGTCTTCTGTGCTACTTGTTTTAATAGTGTAGCAGCTATATTCTCTGTTGGGTCATATAGTTTTACATAATTAGAAACAGATACACCATCTTTAGTTATATATGGTTCCCCATACCCATCTGCTATAATAACAGTACTACCATTTGGTCCTAATGTTGTTATAACTACATTTGCTAGTTTATTAACTCCTGCTAATAACTTTATCTTTAATTCCTCACCCGACTTAATCTCTTTACTCAAATCCATTCTCAAATGTGTTAAAACTTTTACTCCCTTTTTTCTTATTTTCGTTATCTTCCTGTTCCTTAATAACCTCTTTATATGCAGCCTTTAAATCTGCCATTAGTTTAGGCATCCTACTGTTAGCAGAGGATATCTTTGCAATATCTATTACAGGTTTTCCATACTTATCTCTCTCTTCAAGTAGGGCCTTTGTGTTTTCTAGATAATCTCCTATATCACTTGCTGACTGATATGCTTGTCTGTATAATCTTTCAATAATAGTTTCAAATTTTGAGTATAAGGCTATAGCAGCTTTTATATCATCATCCATAACCCAGTCTTCCCCTAATACATCAATATCTTTCTTAAGTTCTATTAATCTATCTGGTTCTGACATAGCTGTATAATCAGACTTTATATCACACCAATAGTAAATAAAAAGCATCTCTGCGTGTGCCATTTGTTTACCTTTAGTCTTATCTCTATCAAGGAGTTTCTTAAACGCAGAAAGACCCCAGACTTCTTGTTCTAGGGTCAATTGCCAGTTTTTAAACTTAAATAGTTTCATTTTACTTTCCTTTTTTAGTAGATATATCTTCTACTAATTCAGCTCTACTTTGATTAGCATCTACAAATCTAGCTAATACATCTAATGCTTGTGATACAATTGCTACATCCTTAGAACTTTTAAATGCTCCAGCACCTAGTCCTACATTGATTCCTTGATTTATAATATCAAGTGCTTGTTTTTCATTCATCTTATTCTTCTTTATTATTAATTAAAAAATCTATTCTAAATATGAAAAATCCTATTGAGAATATACTTACTTGTTCTTCTTTTAAATCTGGTAGCATTGCTACTGGTATATATTCCATTCCTAATAACCAATCATCACTAGGTAATGTAAAATATACTAGTACATTAGTTCCTTTCATCTACTGCTAATATAAAACTGTCATTAATTATAGCGAACACTTTACCATCAACTTCAATTGGTTTTAACTTAATACTCCCAACTCTTTCATGACTGTTGTTATCCTCACTTCTAAATACCATCATCTTTTCTAAATCTAATAGTACTTTAACACCAGGTTTAATATCACCATCTTTAGAAATAAAACTACCTGCTGCAATTACATATTGTGTTTCTGCAAATTGGCCATTATTTAATATCAACTCTCCATCTGGTTCTTCTGAGTTTACAGTAATAACTAAATTATTTCTGTGTGGTTTAATTGGAAAATTCTTAATCAGTTTCTGAACTTCCTTCCTTGTTAAATTTTGAATTTCTTCCATTCTTCCTTTTGTTTAAAAAATTTATTAATGTTGTTCTGTTTAAATATAATCTCCCAAGTGATTTATATAAAAACGTGCTTTTTATATTATCTATGTCCATTCCCTCTTCTACTTTTACTTCACTTAATTTTTCTGCAGTAAATTCAAATTGAGAATTAACCATATTCTTTACTACTTCATCAGGTAAATTATATTTTAATCCTATTGTATGAATAAGTCTATCAATTTTTATTTTGTTTACTTTATCCATGTATAATATTAAAATTAAATATAATTACAAAATTTTTACTTCCTAGTTCTAATTGGGGTATAAAAGTATTTACTATTTTATTTCCTACTATAATCTTCTGTTTACGTAGTTTTGTTAAAACATTTTGTAATACAGAATCTTTTATATTAAGTTCATCCTTTATAAGTTTTTTAGTTTCATAATCAAATACCATCTTCCAAACTATAGAAAGATTAGTAATATCATGTTTATACTTATAATGATAATATAATAATAATCCTAATACATTGGTCTCCTGTTTAGTTAAATGATGAAATGAATTTGTTATTTCTAACCACTTAATAAATAGATTCTTTAATTCAATATTTATATTAGCTTGTTTTATATTAGGCCTCATCGTCCTTAGCTTTTAAATAATCATGAATAGTATTATAAATTACTAATTCATTAATAGTACCACATCTCATACAGATATCGTTCTCTACTTCATCATTTTCTATATAAAGACTATTGCAAAATTTACAAGCTACTACTGGTAACTCATCATAATCTATTTTAGTATTTTCCATCTTATTTATTAAATTAATAACATCATTCACATATTCCGTATCATATACTGGGAATGGAGCCATTGCGTTATAGTACTCTAAGTGTTTCTTTTCATCACTAAGTACTTTGATTATTTTCTGGTTCATGTTTTTCTATCTTTAAGTCAACCTTCCATTTATTGGTTGCTTCTTCTGTTTCATTGATTTGGATATCATATGTGTAGTGTGGATATTTCTCCATAAATACTACCATTCTATTTTCAAACTCTTGTATCTCAGTAAGAGCATCCGTTAAACTATTTCTCTCTATTTGGTATTGCAATATCATTATCTTTTTTGTATTGTTCCCATTCTTCTTCTCCCATTAAATCTGGGAATTTCTCCCCACCATTACATGATTTAGTAGCGAACCATTTCCCTGGTAAACTACATCCACAGTGTTCACATGTCATTGGACCTCCATCTGGGTGTCCTACAGTCATACAACTGTCACACTTAGATTCCCTAAAAAGAATCTGTTCTTTAGTGTAGTGAGGTAAACCTATAATTGAATCATATCCAATCCGTGAATACCCCTCTACAAAAGACCTAATATTACTTGGTGTTATCTGACTCAGTTTCACGTTTTAACATTTGTAAGTTACCTAGTAATAAAAATTTCTCCATAGCAGCAATTTCATTACCAGTATGTTTAAGGACAATTTCTTCTACATTGTCCTCTGTAATCTCTACTCCAGTTTCATGTAGTTCTTTGGCAAGTTCTTTAACCTCACCTAAAATTCTATACATAGCTGTCATATGACGTTTAACCTTGCGTTTCTCATCTCGCACTATTCCTCGTTGTCCTATTTTTGAAAAACTACTCATTTACTTCTATATCTAATGTTAATAATTCTTCAAAGTCTTTTCTTCTCATTACAATGAAATCAGTATTAAATCCTACTTCCATAGTATTAGCTACTGGATATGTTTTATGTACTTCCACTACTTCTGATGCTAAGTGTTCTACTATAGTAGTAAAAAACTCATCTCTTAATATTTCAATTTCCATTGGGAACGCAATTCCATTTGGTGCATCTACTATTTGTGTTACTCTTCCCCCTACAACATAAACGTTGTCTTGTAATATTTCGTCCTTTCTATTCATTATATGCTATATTAGTTTTTATTGTACTATCATTGATTCTCCCTCCGAATATTGATAATACATCTTTAATCCATTTTCCATCTGACCTAACAAATATCTTTATTATTCTTTCATTACGAGGTCCATACTCCAACGCTACATTTACATCTGTGGTGATATTCCCTCTATACTTATGTGTATATGTGTGTTGTTTGTTAAAGACCTCGTTTAGATTTGAAAGTAAGTCTTGTTTGATTTCTAAATACTTATTAAATACTGCTAATTCCGTTCTAGTCATTTTATCGATTTCTAATTTCTATACAAAGATACAACAATTAATTGACATATCCTAATTATTTCGTATTTATTTTTTCATCTACTGTTGCATCTATATAAAAATGCATTACTAAATCACCTACACTATGCGATATTCTAATAGGTACTTGTAATGTTGAACCAGCTATATTTGCTGCGTGTATAAGGAAAGACTCTACATAAGTACATTCCTCTTCCGTCATTGTTCTACTTTTTCCCATTCTTCACTATTCTATAATATTCGTACATAGCATCTACGGAATAAAATATAGGAAGTTTTAATTCCTTAGCATACTTTACTTCTCCATCAGCCCCTTTCGATTCCCCTTTTAATCTCAAAAGACAATCACATGCTTTAACCCATTCTAAATCTAATTTAATCCAATCTTGGTATGGTCTCGGATGAGCCATATGTTGGAAGTGACTATACAATGGAACAAAAGGTGCAAAACCTCTTTCGATTAAAACATCAGCTACATCCATCTGTACTTTCACATTAACTGCCACATCTCCCAAAGTATATGGACTTGCAATATAGACTTTAATCATAAAAATTGTAATTCTTTATTATTATTATATTCTCCTCTTTGTGTGGCCATTTACCATCAAATAGTTCAGACCACTCTACTGTTATAGTACAATCATTGTACTTAAATGTTGTAAAATTCATATCTTATTTACTAATTTCTTTGTTACTTTCTTTGTAACTCATGCAAAGGTACGAAAAAAAAATGACAATTCCTAATTATTTTGTATTTATTTTCAAATATTTTTTTGCCTTATCTAAAATTTCTATACTATCTTGGAATTTACCTAATGCTGTATTACAAGAATCACATAATAATCCTCTTATATTTCCAGTTACATGACAATGGTCAACACATAATTTTCTTTTAGTATGTGGCTCATTACCACATATAGCACACCTATTATTTTGTTTTTTTAATAAATTAGTATATGTATCTATAGATATACCGTAATTAGTCTGTAAATGATACTCTCTATTATATACTCTTTTTATTTTTACTTTCTTCGGTTTCTTTTTATATGTACACTTTTTACATTTAGAAGAATGATTATCTTTGTTTCTTCTGTCTTTATAAAAATAATCCACATCTTTTACTTACCCGCACTTACTACATATCTTTACCATTTATTTTTATTTTTTTTTAAATAAATATAAAAAGGTGCCAGTATTGCTATCAATAATAACAAACATACATCTACAATAATATCACTCTGGTACATTTATTTTATATTTAATTGTTTTAGTAGTACTTTTAGTTCTGATTTATTTTTGATAATCCCCTCAAATAACATACCTTCAGAACTACCACCAAAGAAAGCTTCTATGTGTAATTCTTGGTCTTTTAAATTATATCTTAATTTATATTCATCAAATCTGTATCTTCCTCCTACAGAATCAAAATAACCTTTCTTAGACCACCAATCCATAACAGAATGTTTATAATCAGTAAATCCTAAACTCTCAATATCTTCTCTATCTAGGTATTTAACTCTATAAGACAAACCAAGGTCTTCATTAGTTATTAATTGGTCTATTATATAAGCTTCCCCTTCTTTTATTGTATACTTATACCAACTTAGAGATGAACCACCTTCATTTATATCTTCCTGTTCATATTCAAATCCAACATGAAACTCTTTTATTGAAGGTGTGTAATATTTATTTTCCATTATATTGTTTTTAAACTAAGTGATAATATCGACTTACTATTTAATTGGTAGAGGGTTGTAACCTCTCTTAACGCTTGCATGAAGTCCATTACCACATACTGGAACTCTTGGGTACTTATAACCTTAATAGTATTATCAAACCATTGTATATTATAATTACCATCTTCTCTTCTTGCTCTTCCACTTACTACTATTCTAATAGTTACTGGTTTAATTACATCTATTCTTACTTCTTCCATAATTCCATTGCTTTTTTAAATTGCTCTAATCCTTTAATACCTACAAAGATAACTATCTCTCTTTCCTTATAAGTTTTTAATTTATTGAAAAAGATAGGTTCTTCATCTCTCATTCTTTCTAATATTCCTTTCATACTTATTTAATATAAGGTTCTTTTATAGCTGAATAATCTGTAAATATATGCATTATTCTATTCATCTTACACTTAGATAAAAATCTATCCTTAAATTTTGTTAATACTTCAAAATTAAAAGGTTTATAAAATCTATAATTGTCTGTTGTATATACTAATAGATTAGACTTCTCATCCTTTACAAAAGTTTCAAGGAATACTGTTCCATATTCATTTGAATAGTTGATTCTAAGATTATAATTTGGGTATCTTAAAAATATATCCTCTGTTGCTAAATTTATTAATTCTATTCTTTTACTTTCTTCCATTATAATTTAGTTTTTAATAATCCACATTGTAAGCATAGTATTGGTTTTGCGTATCCTCATCTATGTTTACAATTAGCTTGCTTTTTATCTTCTTGTATCTTCCAAGCATTAAACATTGCTTCTCTTTGTGATTCTTCCATAATTATTAATTTAAAAAGGGGGTCACTACTCCCCCTTTAAGCACCAATGTAGCGAAATTCCCTAACTTGCACTCTGGTACACTTATTATATAGCTATTAGTGATTTAGCTCCATATTATATCTTCTTCTTTTACCCATTCAATACCAAGTTCATCTGTGTATTGTACTTTAGCATCTGGCTTTAATGTGCCAATAAGTCCTCTTTCTTTTATTATCTTTTCTTTCATATACTACAAAGGTACGAAATATATTTGACATATCCTAATTTATTTTAATATTTTTTAAAATTTTTTTTGGAATTTTTTTAACTTTGACGAAAGAGCGAGATAACTTAATACTCACCCCCCACTCTTTTTTAACTTTGAGCATACCCCTATGGTATGTGTATATTATTATGAATGCCAAGTTATTCGTGAAAGACGAACAATCCCTTTGGGAAAATGGCGAAATCTTTTCAGCAGGTGTTTACGCAGAAGAAGTAACGCTTGATTTAGAAAGTGGTTTTGAGAATGAAGAGAAATTCCTTTATTGGGTTAAAACCCGTAATAAGGAACGTGCTATTGCAAGTGCCAACGAAGTTGTTAAACAACTTAACAAAGGTACATTGTGTGTAGCACGAGTGTTCAGCGATGAACCTTTCTACTTAGACCAAGAGTCAGACATCAATCCAACAACCAATGTTGTGTTGAATAGATACTCTAAAACCATTTTGTGCACACCTGATAAAAGAGCTTCACTACACCGTAGTTTCGTAGTAGCACCACCATCAGTAGCATTGGTAGCTGAACCACAAGTTCAAGCAGAAGCCTAACAAGCAGTTAAAGAGTGTGTAACAGCACTCTTTTTCTTTTCTTTTAAAAATGGATGAGTCAACAGTCTTATTTGGCAGTGACTTTTATAGTCAAGTAGCTTCTAATCAGTACTATTAGGTAGTATTTGTTGTGATTAAGTGTGATTGGTAGTGATAGTGGTACTATCCATTCCTCAATCATTCCATCTATTTCATCATCACAATATTTAACATCACTAAATTTAATATAGCTATTATGTCTAATAACAAAAAGTATTTATCAGAAGAAGTATTATTTCGTACTAAATGTATTAATGATAATAATACATCATTTCTTACTATTAAATGGTATGATGTTATTGATTTTACTAATACAACATATCTTATTAGATTTAATAGTGGAGGTGCTAAATGGTATAACAAGAATAGATTTACAGGTTATTGGAAACAATAATCTAAATATACACTAAGTGTTAAATAAACACAAATAAAAAACTTAATAACTTCACAAGTCATTGAGTGCACCAGTTTTTACTATAAGCAAATATTAAATAAGCGCACATTTATGTGTGAAAAGAATAATATATAAAAGTAGTTTTAGGTGTAAAATGCAAATTAAAAAGGTTTAATTAAAAATATAATATGAAGATTAAAATATAATAAACTAAACATTTAACTAAATAAATAAATCTTATGAAAACATTGTCTCAACTAACACTATACTTAATAAGTATGGTATTAACAGTAATTGTATTAAACAGTGAAATATTATCTCCTGATGTTGAATCAGGATTAAGTATTATAGCAGGAATTGTATTAGGTTTTGCTTTAACATCTACACTAGTAGATATGAAATCAAGAAACAGAAGAGAACAATTAAAACGTATTGAACGCATTAAACAAGCAATAATTAAAGCTTATCCTGATGCTACAGATTTAAGTTATGAATCTAATAATATAACTCACGGTATATATTATAGACTACCAAAAGCTAAACTTAGAAGTTTTAGACCAATGTCTGAAAATATAGTTGATGATAATTTAATATTATATTTAATATTATCAATTGTATTAGGTATTATAATCCGAATTGTATCAGTAATACATAATGAACCTATTTTAGGTTATATTGGTGGTATTTCGGCATTAGTCCTTGCAATTGGATTATCTTTACAGATATTTAAGAATATTAAAACAAGTGATATATAAATAATAAATAATAAGCTACAGTATAAAATTTTATGTAAGCACCGTAACTGATAACTCGGTATGCTATAAAATCTGTAGCTTTTATTATAATAAAACCTCTGATGAGTCTTTGAAATAAGACGAAACATATAATATGTCAGGTTTAATTAAAACACATAATAAAAATGAAAACATTATTTAAATTCTTTTGTATATATTTATTAACAACCTTATCTATAATAATACTTTTTACAATAGTTTTATACTTAGGGTTTTCATTCATTGATTTAAAGTTTATAAATGTTGATAAAGACTTTATATTTATGATAATTAGATTAATAATTACAGTAAGTATTTTAACAGCAATGATTATGACATTAATATTTAATGATGTAAATAAAATTAAAAAACTTTTCTAAATAATAATAATTAAAAACAATAAAACCATGAGATTCATTAAAACAGTAACAGTAACAACAGACCAAGAAATATCATTCATAGAAGCTAGAGAGCTTTTAAAATGGACAACTGCAACAAGAGCTGAATTAGCATTACCTAATATGACAGATACACATATTGGAAATGTAATATCAATATTATCTGGATATAAATTAAGTGATTCTAATATATCAATGAATCGTCTTTATACAAATAGAGAATGGATTAAAATATTTCAAAAAGAATTAATGTTTAGAGCAGCAACAAGAAAATTATTAAGTCTTAGCTCTATTACAAACAAATTTTAAAAACTAAATAAAATGAAAAGATTAATATTATTCGTATTATTTGTGTTATTAACATTTGCATTAATGGCACAAACAAAGATACCAACCTATAAAGTTGGAAATGACAATAAACTAATTGGTCTAAAGGTGGAGAAAGACAAAGTAGCAGTTATGCTAACACCTTATACATTAGTTCTTAATGATACATTATATAATGTATACAAAACTAGTAATAATAAATATTTTATTGTAAGATTGTCTAAGAAGACAGGAAACAGTTATAAATATTATATTAACATAAAATAGTTAAACCTGGCCTAAGATAATATCAAGGGTCAGGTTTATTTAAATCTTTATAAAGATGGAAATAAAAATTGAAAATTATCTAAACCACGATGAAATTAAAGAAACTGTTCAAGATGAACTAAGAAGACAAGTTAGAAAACATTTTGAAAATGAAGAGAATGCTAAAAGATTATTAAGTAATCTTGCATATCATATTGTTCAAGAAGATGTTGATAAGATTATACCAAATTATGAAAATGAACTTATTACTAAAGTAATTTCACTACTTAATAATAAAGATATATCTTATCATTTATATAACTTTCATTATGATAATGGTAAAGCAGTATCTGCAGGGGCTAAGATAATTGAACAAACTGTCTTAGAAAATAAAGATATTATTAAACAAAAAGTTATTGATAGTATTTTAAATAAAGACTATTCAGAACAAGCTTGGAATAAATTTGAATCATTAGCTGAGGATTTTAAAGCTAATATTTATGATTTTGTTGAACAAATGAGAAAAAGAAAATAAATTAAATTAAAACTCTTTAATCAGAATAATAATCCAATTGCTTTTCCAAAGCTTGGTATTAATTTTAAATGTAGTTATATTATATAAAGTTACGCGAAGTCTTAGCTTACATATTTTATAAATAGAAAACATTAAAAATTATGAGACAAGATAGCTGAACAAGAATTCTGTTTATTATAGCAAATATATATAATAAGTCCGTTGGGGTTAGGTTTATCATACATTAAAAAGTATAATATGTATATTAAAGAGTTTTAATTTTAAATATTAATAAAATAGTTAAGTGACCAAACCTGCCTGTAAATTTGGTGTAAGTTGTTAACAGGTAATTATTTTATTAATCTTATTTTATTAGTGTTCAATATGGGAACTTAATTGAATTGTTGATATTTCAGCTAATAAAATAAGAAAATATTAATAATGGGGGTGCCTGGTTTTGACAAGGTATATGAATTAATATTAATCAGCCAGAGAGATAACTGTAAACTAAGGTGATTTTATATAAATGGAAACATTAATAAACAAATCGTAGCTAATATGAACATAGTTCATAATATTTTAAAAGCAGAACAAGGTTCTGATATTGTAGAATTTAAATTAGCAATTGCAGCCTAAGCAATAAAAATAAAGGCAAGGAGTTTAGTAGTTCTTGTAAAAATTACTTGGTGGAAGACACTATTAAATTAGTTGTCCCTATCTAACTAAAGAGTTTAAACTATAGTAAAGCTGTAATAATTAATATTAAGGAAATGTTTTGGACAGGGGTTCGAGTCCCCTCACCTCCACATAAAGTAGTAGTTAGTGCAAATGTTTAGCACCTCATGTCAGTAGACGAAACAATTATATAACTAATATCGAAAGATTTATAATTGGAGAAATGTAGATTAACAAACTACACTACTACTTAACATCAAAAATAACAAAGAAGAGGAAACGCGTGAGCTATTCTTCCATTACTCTGAAGGTATCTGTATTGAGCAGTACAATTGAATGAGGTCTCAACTAGTGGGTCAAGATATTCGGTACCTCTTCTTTTTATTATATTAGTAAATAAAGGTTTAACTAAACAAAATTTAACAATGCGTACAAGAATTAAATATCAATCACTTCCAGAAAAGATATGGGATAGAAAAAAACAATTAGCTCAAGATATTATGTCTGAAGTAGGATGTAATATGACTAGAGCTTTAAAAAGAGTAGAATTTAACTTAGAATTAAATAGGGTTTAATATGAAAAAAATAATTGTATTCTTCAGAAGGTTAGTAAGACTAACCTCTGCTTATTTTAAAAGATTGTATATGGAAGTTGAGTTTCAATATGAAGAAGAGGCTCCTTCCTTAGAACAACAGATGCGTAAATTTAAACGTAGTAAATTTTATAATGCTATGAAAAATGGCAATAAAAGATATGCGTCAACTAAAGGCTTCTCATTACAATAGTAATGGGATTCTTTGGTAGTTTAATTGGTGTTGTAGTAAAAACTGCATTAACACCAGTAGCAATTGTTAAAGATGTTGTAAATATTGCAACAAATGAAGAACTAAATTCAACAAGTAACCATATAGATTCAATAACGGATGATATTGAAGATATTTTTGAAATCTAATTAGAATAAACTCTTTGATTAATGATAAACAATAGTAGCAAATAATATAGAGATTTCTACAAAATCCTTATGATGAGGTGAGTGACGAAATTGAATTAGTTGAATATTATAAACTGTATCAGCAGTTGTGTTTATTAAAGATTATGTGAGAAAAGAGTGTTAGGTGTAAATCGAACCTACATACCATAGCTGAATTGGCAAAGAGTTTTAATTAAAAAATTATATTATTATGAGAAATAAAATTATACCATTTTTATTAGGTTGCTTAGTTTTTATGTCTATTGCAGCTTCAACAGCAACTTTTATGGTTGTTCAACCAATGAAACCGAAATTTACATTGGTGAAATCATTTAGAGCTAAGTATTTCATAGAGAATGAGGTTAAAACTTATATTGAATCTAAAGTTAGAGAAGGATATATAGTTAAATCAATATCTATGATAGATGACGAAAGTTGGTCCAAAGGTATTGTAGTAATGGAAAAATATTAATAATAAAGAAATGAAAATACAAATAGTTAGGTCAACACCTCGTAGAATATTACTTGAAAGTTATACAACTAAATCTGGACAAGTTAAAAATAGATATTTTGTTAATTCTGAGTCAAAACCAGTGAAAACTATTAAACATCTAAAATAATTATATATTATAATAACATATATTATAATTAATAATTTAAAACCATTTAACTATGTCACAAATAGCAGTACAAACAGGAATACATATTCCTTCAGGTAGAACAGTAAATGTGTACCAACATAGAGAAAGAAAGTCTTATGTTGACACAAAAGATTATAGAACAGAGTATCCAGTAGCTGAAGTGCAACTGAGATAATTCTATTTAGCATCTCTGACGCATTTTAAAGTATCCTTGCTTAACTTTTATATCATTTTGGTATAAGAGTATATTTGGTACTATAATAATGCGTTAGAGAGCTTTATTTTAATTTATAAAAGGTAAGTAGTGAAGCTACAAGTGTGATGAAAATCCGTACAATGGAATCAGACAAAGGTTAATCTCCATTGTGTAGTAACCTTGAAAGACCCGAAGCTTGCCTTTTTATTTTAGTAACAAAGAAAAGAACCAAAAGAAATATAATATATAATTTTTAATATATAGCTATTTCATAAAAATCAATAACAATGAAGTTTTCAATAGGAGAGTATAAAAAAATTGTATCTCATTGTTATACCAATGACGATATTGATAGAGCTAAAGAACTATTTAAAGATGATTATGATTTGTATTCTGAGTTTGAAAGACAAGTTATAAGGGATATGATAAATATCAGAATAACTTTAATACAACAAAATCATGGGTAATACTTTACCAATAGTAATAGTTCTAATAATTATTTACATATTTGCTATATTAGATAATTATACACCTACTAAAAAAATAGAAGAGTTCAAGCATTTAACTGGTAATTTTAGGCATAAAAAGACACCAAAAGGTGTAATAACTGAGGTTGAAGTTAGAAATAGTAATGAATTATTTTATAGAAAAGGCACAAAAGAAGAGTTAAAGTTTTTAAATATAAATAAATATATTGAGTAATGAATGGATTTATAAATAAAATACTGTTTAAGATAGCATCTTTAAACATATTCAGAAGAAGATATTTTATATATCAAGACACACGTACAGATTTATTTTATATTAAGACTAGAAAACTATTCTTTTTACCAAAATATATTCTTATAGATGGTATTGGATATGTAACTTCATACTATTTAAAGCGTAAAGCAATTAAGTATTGTAGTCATGAGTCGAAAGATTCAGCAATTCGTACAATATCCCAATACAAAAGATATTATACTAAACAACCAAAACTAAGATATATAAGAATATGGGAATAATGAATTATAAAGTCGTAGATTCTTTTTTAGATGAGAAATGTGAAGACCAAATTTTGTTACCAATAGATTTTATTGATACACCAAATTGTACACCAGTATTTATTAACGCTAACACCACTCTACATGTTTTATTGTAGATGATAAATTATAACCTTATGAGAAAATTTAAACTAATAAAAGAGTATATTGGAAGCCCAAGATTGGGAACAATTGCTAGATATACTGGTGATTTATTTGATAAAGATAATGATTTATTACCATCAGTTGTTAAAGATAAACACTTCTTTGAATTTTGGGAAGAAATTATTAAAGAAGAAATTATTGAATACCCAATTGGAACTAAAGTTTTAAATAGTCATACTAATACTATTTATACTAAAAAGCAAGATGGTTGGTATAAACCATCAGATAAAACAGCTTATACTGATGAACAACTCAGAAAAAGTAAATGTATAAGTGTTATTGAAGAAAAAGTAGTTGAAAAAGACTATGAAATTTTACAATTATCTTTAAAACGTAGTATTAAACCTAATATTATAGATATTAATAATAGAAGTAAAGAATATATTTTAGCTTTACTAAATTGTGATGGAAATAGTATTCATTCTATCAAAAGATTATCAGACGGTGAAATATTTACTATTGGTGATATCACTAATATAGGTACAATATTATCTATTCGTACAGAAGGTCAAGGATTAGTTTTTAATGGGAGTTATAAATATGGATTAAATGATTTAAAACATGTTAAACAACCATTATTCACAACAGAAGATGGGGTTGATATATTTGAAAATAAAGATGGTGAAATTATTTGGTGGTCTTTACAATTAGATAATTGGAAAATTAGTAATGCTCCTCATATTTGTAAAAATTTAATACCTACAAAAACAGAAGATTTATTAAAACATTGTAGAGAATTAAGATTTTCAACAAAAGAAGCTGCTGAAGAATATATTTTAATGAATAAACCTTGTTTATCTTTAAAAGAAACTATTTTAGCTATTCAAAGAAGGTCTGTAGATTATAAAGAAAAAACTATTATAATAGACAAATTAAAAGCATTAGTAAAATCTAAATTATAAATATGCAGTATAAATCAAATCATCAGCCACTTGCGAGAATAAGAGTATCTCTTGAGGCTAAAATAGCTTTAATGCTACAAGAACCTGATAAATCTACAGATGTTACATTTGTTAGAGAGGATGGAAGTAAAGTAATACAGACATTAAGTGATGTATTCTTACAAGGAAAGAATCCAAGTATTATTGTAGCAGACTTAAAAGCTATCCAGCATGATTTAAATGCTAAATATTTTACAGTATGAGTATGTTTATTCCAATAAAAAAGAAAGAAGAAGTGAAAAAACCAATTGTTAAAGGCTATAATATTTCTGTAGCTATAGAAAATGGTGGTTATTGTTTTCGAGTAGAAGACGAATATATAGCTGTAAATTGCTTTAGTAGTTCTTTTGCAAATTGTCAATTAATGACAATATCACCAATAGCTAACATTAAAAATGTAAAAGATACTAATATTATTAAATCATTGTTAAAAAAAATATATAATACTATCGGTAAAAGAATGATAGCTATTGATATTAACAAAAGTTATGAAGAAATAGTATTAAATCAATTAGCTCCATATTCTCTTGATGTTAAAAGAATGGATTATACAAGTTCTAATGGTAGCGAAATGGTAATGTGTGTTTTTAGATTAAATACTGAAACAATAAATTAAAAATTAAAAATTAATAACTATAAATAATAATAATTAGAAATCATGGCAAAAGCAAAAAAAAGTACAGGAGTAGCATTAGTAGAAGGAACTCAAAGTTTAGCAACATTAGGTCAGGCCGATATTCCTGGAATGTTGAAAATAGTTCTTGCGAAAATTAAAGAATTAAAAGGCAATATGCCTGAAACTTCTAAAACAACAGGAATTCTTCCAGGGTTTGACAAAAAAGTTAAAGAAATTGATACTGTTGAAGAGTTAATTAAAGCTCATTCAAGTATTATAGGAAGAGCTAAAGCTTATAATGAATCTGCAGAAATGTTAGAAGTTAACATTGAAAAATTTCCTTTTAAATTAGAAGGAAGTACTGCTGAAGAGTGGATTAATGATATTAAATCTACTATTAACATTGTAAAAAACAAAGTAGCTTTAGACAAATTTGAACAAGTAAGAATTAAATTGGAATCTAATCTTTCTGCTAAGATGAAATTAGCTAAAGATTTAGAAGATTGTCAAAATATTCTAATTGATTAAATTATGCTTACTACTGGTACTAAGGTAGTACAACAAGAATTTAAAAAGGGGAATAAAGTATATCCCCTTTTTTTAACATCTAATGGATATAGACTAAATGACTTAATAGAAGCAATTGTAGAAAAAACAAGTAATTTCACTGGATGTATTGTAATTAAATGTACAAAAGGTTATATATTTGATTTTGCTAGCAAAAGTGATACTTTCACAGTATATGCAAGACATTTTAGTCATAAAAAGTATAATAAAACAGATTTATATGAAATATACTAGAGAAAATTTATTTGTTGGACTTATATTTCAGGCTTATGGAGAACTTTATAGAATAGAAGAACTAAATGAGTATAAAGCAGTAATACTAGCATTTAAAAATAATCATAGATTCACACATTCTTATAATAATTTACTACAATCTTTAAATTTTGGTAGAAGTTATATTATTATGAATACTAAAAAAGATTTATATGAAATATACTAAAGAACAATTACCAGGTATTATACTTGTTGAAAATGGGTCTGGAACAAAAATAAAACTAGAAGTTACGAAAGATTGTAATTATTACAAAGCTTCATCTACTAGTTGGGGGAAAAGTTATGAGTATTCAGCAGAAACAATAGTGCAGAATCTCAATAAAAAACATTGGAATCTAATTTCAATATTGTACGCTACAAGTAAAGAAAAAACTTATGAAATATACTAAATAAATATGAACAAATTAAAATTTAAAATTGGAGATTTTATAAGACCAATAGAGGGTAAATCATCTTCTAACTATAACGATTTATCAAATCTAAAGCTTTTACAAGTGATTAAACCTTTACAGGTGTCATCTGCTAAATCAGGTGTAGAATGTAAAGTTATTGATGGTGTTGTATCATTAATGGGTCCACAGTATTATTCTGCTTTAGGAAAGAATCGTTCTGGTAAAACTATTAGAGTATACGTAGATGCCTTTGAATTAGTTCCTAATATAGATAATTATGAAATATTTTAAAGATGTACCATTAGCTGTACCAGTAATTGTAACTTTTGATAATAATAATAGAATTCAAGGTGAAATTACAACAAATGAAAAGAAACTTTATTTTCATAGTAATTCTAGAGCTGGATGTGGTCCTAAATATAAAGGGTTTAAATGTTCTTGGACTTTTGATGTTTTATCAAAGGAAAGATATACAGATAATGTAAAAAAAATTGAGTTAGTAACACCATTAACACCAGTGTATGAAATATATTAATGGAATACCAATAGAAGTCTTAGTTTTAGTAAAACATAGACGGCATAAAGAAGAAATAGAAGGAATTATTTCACATAATAATGATATACACTTTCTCTTTCATAATAATAAAATTGATGGAGGACATCCAAAAAAATTTGGATATTCAAAATCCTGGGTTTTTGCCAAAACACGAGGTGGATTTACAGAAAATATTTTAAGTGTTAGACTTGCTATACAAAAAGAAGAATATTATGAAATATTTTAGTTAAATGACTCTAAGAGGTTATTATAGATAAGGCACATCTATATTTAATGAAGAGAGAAGATGCAGGAGAATTTAAACGTATATTTTATAGGTAATATAAACTATACAGAATTTAAGTCCTCCACTATTGAAGAGTGTTATGAATATTTAAAAGAGAAACCTGTCATTTCTCTTGATATTGAGACCACTCACAAGTTTGGAGGAAGGTTCAGAGGAGAAGGATTAAGTCCTTATTTATCTGAGATAGTTATGTTTCAAATTGGAGATTTAGACCGCCAATATGTTATTGACTATAGAGTAACAGATGTTAAGATGCTTTTGCCATTATTAATATCACCTGATATTACAATTGTTGGACAAAATATTAAGTTTGAATACTTACATATTTTACACAATGAAGGAGTCAGAATTAATAAGGTCTATGATACTATGGTTGTGGAACAAATATTATTCAATGGATTAAATCCCGAAGCTTCGCTTAAAGCATTGAATGAAAAATATTTGAACATATTCGTAGAAAAAAGTATAAGATTAGAATTTTCAACAATTGGTAATAAACCATTTACTGTTAATCAGATTTTATACGGTGCTGAAGATATACTATACCCTCTACAAATTAGAGAGTTCCAATTACAAGACGCTATAAAGAAAGATGTCACTAATTGTGTTTCACTTGAAATGTTATTTGTAGAAGTACTTGGGGATATAGAATACAAAGGTATGAATTTCGATACAAAAATATGGGAAGACAACTACATAAAAAATTTAGCTAATTACAAATCGATATTACTAGAGCTCGATGAATATGTATTGACATATTATAGAGATTCTGAATTTATTAATAAACAGTACGACCTCTTCACAAGTGAAGAAAGGACGACAATCAGTTGGACTAGCTCACAGCAAGTCATTAAATTTTTTAAGTATTTGGGTATATGCCCACAAGCAGTTTCTAAAACTACAGGAAATTTATCTTATACAGTTAATGCGAAAGTATTATCTGCTTCTTTATTTACAATGAATAAGGATATTCCTAAACAGGAAAAGGATTTAATTCTTAAGTATTTGAAATTCAAACAACAAGAACAATCTTGTACTATCTTTGGTACAGATTTCTTTAAGTATATTAACCCTGTAACTAAAAGACTACATAGTAACTTTAGACAAATTCTAAATACAGGAAGAATAAGCAGTACAAATCCTAATTTACAAAATATACCAGCTAGCAATGAGTTTAGAGCTGCTTTTACAGCACCTATTGGTTATAAGATTGTTAATGCGGATTATAGTGGTCAAGAGACTGTTATTTTAGCTAATGTATCTAAAGAATCTAATATTGTAAAACTTATACTTGAGGGTGGTGACATGCACTGTTTTGTAGTTAAAGCATTACATCCAGAGTTAAGTGATTTATCTGATGATGATATTAAAAAACATCATAAAGATAAAAGACAAGTAGCTAAGGCTGCAGGATTTGCAATTCAATTCGGTGGTAATGGTCATACAATATCAAAGAATTTAGGTATACCTGATGAACAGGGAGAAGAAGTATATAATGCTTATTTTAAAGCATTCCCACAACTAAAGAATTACTTTAATAAAGTACAACGGGAATCAAAACAGCAAGGTTATATATTAATAGACCCAATTACAGGTAGAAAAAATTGGTTTAGAAAACCTAAAAATAATAAAGAACAAGGTGTTATTGATAGAGCAGCATTAAACTTTCCAATACAAGGAAGAGCTGGAAGTATCACAAAGTTCGCAGGTATTCTTTTTAGGAGATGGGTATTAGAAAACAACCTACAAGATGTAGTTAGTATTACTAATCTCGTGCACGATGAAATTAATGTAGAGGCTCGTGACGATTATGCTGAATTAACAGCACGACATTTAGAAGAATCAATGGTAGAAGCTGGATTAAAATGGTGTGTAGACGTACCATTAAAAGCAGATGCTGTAATAACTGACCATTGGAGTCATTAAAAATTTAGAATATGAAATTATGGCACATAAGTGACACACATGGATATCACGAACTATTAGCTATACCTGAAGATATTGATATAATAATTCATTCAGGTGATTTTAGTAATAGATTTGATGTTTATAAAAATGAACAAGAAGCTTTAAATTTTTTACATTGGTATGGAAATCTTAAAATTAAACACAAAGTTTTAATTGCAGGAAATCATGATGCTTATGCATTTGTATTACATAAAAAGTTTAAAGAATGGTGTAAACATTATAATATTTAATATTTAGAAAATACATATATTACTATTGAAGGGATAAAAATATTTGGTAGCCCAAATACACCTACTTTTGGTAATTGGTATTTTATGAAAACTAGAGATAAAATGGATAAACATTGGTCTAAAGTAACAGAAGAGATAGATGTATTTGTAGTACATGGTCCTCCAAAAGGTATCTTAGATTTAAGTTATTCTAAAGACCATAGATTAGAGTTTTGTGGATGTAAAAGTTTACGAAATCATATTTTAAATAGAATAAAACCTAAATTATGTTTATTTGGACATATTCATAATAATGAAGATATTATTAATGCAGGAACTATGAAATTAACAGAATATAATACTATTTTTAGTAATGGGTCTGTAGTAACAGATAGGAAATTTGGACAATTAAGTAGTAATGGTAATATATTTGATATCTAATTTAATTTATAATAATGAGCAAATTAGTAGAATGTCCTAATTGTTTAGGGACAGGAGAAGAAGTAATTAAACAAAAGTATGCTAGACCTTGTAGATTCTGTAAAGGTGTAGGTATGTTAGATGAAGAGATAGCAGAATCATTAATAGATGAAAAATTCTATGAAGACCTTTAAATTATAAGAAATGAGTAAAAGCTTAGTGCTGAATTTTGAAGTACTAATGAATTTTAACATTTCTGTTGAGGAATTCTTATTCTTATATAATATATCGGAAGATAAACCATTACATAAGGAGAATATAGACTTAGAAAAACTACAACAACAACAATTAATAAAAATAGTAACAGAAGACGAAGAAATAAAATATTTTTTAAGAGAAAAATCTATACAATTAATAGAATTTCTGACAATAGAGATGGAAAATTCTTTAGAGTCAAGTGAAAAAAATATAAAAAAATCAAATCGTGTTATTAACCAGGAAATAGCTGGAAGAATAGAAGAATTTAGAAACAAATGGAAAGGATTAAAATCTGGTTCTATGGGTAGCCAAAAATCTTGCCAAGTGAAATTACTAAGATGGATGAAAGAAAATCCAAGTTATTCATTTGATGACATTTTAAAAGCAGCTAATATCTATTTAGAAAGTTTGAATGGTGACTACAGATTTTTACAGCGAGCTGATTATTTCATATTTAAACAGGAAAATAATCGTGAGGAATCTTCTAGATTATCTGCATTTGTAGATGAGATAGGATTAACCAATACCGATGATTGGACTACAAATTTAAATTAATAATATGAAAAACAACTTAAAGTAAAATGAGTTTATATACAAGAGTCTATGATGATATTGTAGATAGAAGAAAAAGGTTACTCAATGGGCAAATAAATTGCATCCCTTGGGGATTACCTAGATTTGAAAATGAATTACCTGGTATTGAACGAGGTAAGTATTATTTAATAACAGCAAATAGTTTTTAGTTTATAATAATTTAATTTGTAAACAAACAGAAGCTACGCTAGATGGTGACATCTAGATGATTATCCTTTGAATTGCTGGAAACTCTTAACAAGTAATGTTGAAGACAATCAGCAGCCAAGCTTAGAAATAAGAAGGTTCAACGACTAGTGCAATAGAGCACGTACACTATAAGTTAATGATAGTGGAAGCGGAGGACATCTCTATGAGATGAAGATATAGTCTAGTCTATATGGAAACATATAGCAGTTCATAAGAGAACGTATATAAGAGTTACGTCTTATATAGAATATAAACGAAAGTGGGTAGAATTTGCCCCTCTGGTTAGTAATAATTAGAGCAAACTCAGAATCCTAGAAATAGGGGTTAATTAATAATTAAATGGAAATAATAAAAGCAGGTCAAAAACCAAAAATGGGAGATTTTGTATATGTTGTACAAGATTATACTAGTTTTACATATAAAGATGCTAATGGTAATTGTAAACATTGTTATCTTGATAATATGTCTTCACTTTGTTACACCTTAAAAGATGCCGATGAAAAGAAACAAGCAGAAATACTTGAATTATTTAAAAGTATTTTTGATGTTAATTCAAAAGTTACCTTTGGTGTAAATCTAACAAGAATGGAGTATATTGAGACTCTTAAAAAACATTTTACTTTAATATCTTGTGTAGAAGTTCCAACAGGATATGGAACACGTCAGAAACAATATCATGCTATATTTTTTACAAATTCTATGGCTAGAGATTATGGTGGTACTTATAGAGGTAGATTAAATAAAGAAGGTGTAATTGTAAGCACTATGAAACATAGGAAAACTATAAATCCTGGTGATAAAATTGACACTGTAATTAATGAAAGTGATATTGAAAAGATAATGTCTTATAAGAGTAAATATCATCTACAAAAATTTCTTAGAACAAAAATTAATTAGCTAACGGGGAAACCCTTTATAAAAATAAGTAAAAATGAAAAAAACTACAACAGCGTGTTGTGCGTTATGTCAAATTAATAATGTAAATAATGATACAACTATTGAAGAGTTAGAATATGCAATTGACATATTAACTAATCAGAAAGAGAAAAATACAGAAGTAGGTATTACAACAGGTAATGGACAAACTTCAGTATTTGTTATAGTTTCTCCTGGAGAATATGTACTAAGTAGAAATCTAAAAAAATTAGGATTTGAACTTAAACACACATTTGAAAGAAGAAAAGGATATCCACCTGTTGGAGAATTAGAGATGTATATTAAAAATCTTTAATTATGTGGGAGACTTATGAATGGGGAAGGTCAAGATATGACATTCTCTATAAAGATGGTAGTACAGAAAAGATAAAGAGTGCATGTTTTGCAGCACTTACTCGTACTACTAATAGCACAATTAAGCGTATAAAATTATATGATTTTAAATGTAAACCAACTATAGAATATCGTAAATGGTATTTAGAATATGTTAGTGATATGTTACAACTAGAAGAGGTAGAAATTACTGAAGACTATATAGCATTTGACGCATATGATAATAAAAACAAAAATATGTTAGTATTATCATTATTTAGATTTTTATATGAACAACTTGGTTATGTTACACCTATAATTCAAACACATGAGGTATTTTTAGAACCTTTAAGAAATGGAGAATGTGAATATATAGATAAATTAGAAAGATTTTGTTACTTCTATAGTAAAATAGAAACAAAAAAAGCTTATTATTCTACTATACATTCTTGGTATCCTAAAACTACTGTTATTAAATCAACAGAAGATTTCTTAAAGATTAAAAAACTACCATCTGTTAATTCATTTTTTACTTATGAAAAAAACTAAAGACAATCCCGTGCCGTCACTTGATTTTAATATAATAAAAACTAATACATTTAAAGAAGATGATGAAATATGTCATATAAGAAATTTTATGGTAGGTTTACCTTACTTTTTTAAAGCAACTGATTATGATGTAAAACATTATTCAGGAAAAAATGGTATTTATTTGTTAAAACAATACGGTGTAGAGACTAACAATGAGAAACCTAAATCAGGACACATGACAGAAATATCATGGGGTAGTAAAAAACATCCTGATGAAGATTAGGTTTATGAGATAGTCCGAACTATATGGTGACATATAGAGCCAAACAGAAATGATTTGGCTGTGAAAATTAAACAAAAATTAATAAAAATGAAATTATATTTAAAAGATTATAAAAAAAAATCAACTACATGTGTAAAAAGTTTTTTATTAGATTATTATAAGAATGTTTTCAGTTTAGAAGGAACACCTGCTACATACTTTAGTCCTATATGTGACGAAAAAGATTTGCAATGTTCTGCTAGAAAATCACGTTCATTTACAGATATGTATTATTTAACTAAAACTTATTTTCCAACATTAACAGAAAAAACTTTTACTAAGAAATTAGTAGAAGTAATGAAAGTGCATAAGTTAAAATTCTTATTTTGTAATGGTGCAAAAAAAACAGTAATACATGCCAGTTTTGGTACTAATAATCAAAGAACAAGTAACTTTTTTAAGTCATTAGTATTTGATTATTGTGGTTTATTAAAGACTCAATATAATCTAAAAGGTAATGGAGAGCATTCTATAATAGATGTAATAGAATTTTCTGGTTATAAAAATGATGTAATTGAAAAAGAACTTAACCGTTTAAGGAACACATAACAAAATTGAAAACTCAAATAGCCGATTGGTTATTTTTGTACAATACTATTCAACAAGTTATTGAAAAATCTCTAAATATCAAATTAAAGATATTTTATTTTAGTTTAGAAATGTCTAAGGAAGAAAAGATGCTAGCAGCTTTCTCTAATATTATATATATTAAAGAAGGTATAAGAATAGCTCCAAAGGACCTTAGAAGTACTAAATCAGATAAAATATTAAGTGAAGAGACTTTAGAGTTAATATCAAAATATAAACCATATTTCGACAAAATTGAAGAAATAGTTGAATTTATAGATGATATTAGAAATCCCACAGGTATTTATAAATTTGTTAGAAGTTACGCTATTGCAAATGGTGTACAACATAAGAAAACTATAAATATTAAGGGTACATTAACAGAAATCGATGATTACTATGAACCAAACGACCCTGAAGAGTACGTTATGGTTTTTATTGACCATATAAGTTTGATTTCTACCGAGGAAGAAGGAGGACAAAAGATGAATTTGCATCAATCTATTGTCAAGCTTTCTTCAGATTACCTTATTAGATTACGAAATAAATATAAATACATTCCAGTTGTTATTCAACAACAAGCATCTGCTCAAGAATCCGTAGAGAATATGAAAGTCGGAAGACTTAAACCTTCAATGGATGGATTAGGAGACTGTAAGCTTACCCAAAGGGATGCAAATGTTATATTGGGACTATTTAGTCCTTTTCGTCATGAATTAAGAGAATACCAAGGATATGATATTACCTTTTTTAAGGATAATATTAGATTTCTAGAAGTATTAGGTGGAAGAGAAGGTGGTGGTGGTACAGTATGTCCACTGTTCTTTGATGGAGCAGTGAATTATTTTAAAGAGTTACCAAAACCAATGGACCAAGAAGGGCTTAGAAGCGTTTATAGTTACATTGAGAAAACAATTAAAAAATAAATGGGAGAATTAGGAGAGAGAAGAAATGAAGGAAAATTAAAATGGTCTTTAGTAAGTTGGAAAGCTTTAGAACCAATGGTTAAAGTATTAATGTTCGGAGCAGAAAAATACGATGACCACAATTGGAAGAAAGGACTGAATTACACTGAAACGTGTGAATCTTTACAAAGACATTTAAATTCTTTTATTGAAGGAGAGGATAATGACCAGGAATCTGGCATTCCCCATGTAGGACACATTCTATGTAATGCAATGTTTTTATCGTATATGTCTAAATATAGAAAAGACTTAGATGATAGATTTATTGATGAAAACTTCAAATAACACCCTTAATAGTGGTGGTTGGACGGAGAAAATGATAGAATGGAAATTAAATTACCAAATACAAAAGAACCAGCATCAAGAGTAAATCCTAAAACAGTAATTGTATTTAGTCAACCTAAGATGGGTAAAACCACAATAGTAGCAGGACTAGATAATTGCTTAATTATAGATTTAGAAAAAGGTACTGATTTTGTTAATGCTTTAAAATATGATGTAATTAGAACAGCGGAATCTGAAAATAAATTACCAATCGTAATCTTAAAGCAGCTAATAGAAACAATTAAAACAGCTAATGCTGATAAAAAAGGCTATGTGTACAATTTCATAGCCATTGATACAGTTACAGCATTAGAAGATATTGTTTTACCATTAGCAAATAAAATGTATAGAGATACCTCTATTGGACGTAATTGGGTAGGAGAAGATGTTACTTCCCTTCCTAATGGTGCAGGATATCGTTATACAAGAGAGGCGCTTAAAATGGTCCTAAATGAATTAGAAAGTATTTGCGATACTCTAATTATATTAGGTCATACTAAGGATAAACTAGTAGAAAAAGAAGGCAAAGAAATGAACGAACGAGGCTTAGACCTAACAGGCAAAATGGCTGGTATTTTATGTTCAAAAGTAGATGCCATAGGTTATCTTTATCGCCATGAAAATGAGACAATTATTAATTTTCAATCTTCTGAAAGTTTATTATGTGGAGCACGTAGTGAACATTTAAAAGGAAAGGAAATAGTAGTTGCAAAATCCGATGGGACAGGAAATATCGCAATAGATTGGTCCCAAATATTTATTAATAAGTAAAATTTTAAAACGAAAGAAAGATTATGTTTGATTTGAATGAAAAGAAATTTGGAGGAACCGTTATTTTTAATAATGGACAAGCTGGTATAGCTAAAGGTGTAGAAATTTCTGTGGAGAAAAGGCAAGCGGATGAGCCAGATACATATCCTAATTATAAATTAGTGGTATCTGATGGTGTATCAAAAGTAAATCAAGGATTTTATTATCCTAAATCTGACCCTAATAAGAGTGAGGAACAAAATGACCAAGCTGCAGTTAGAGAAGTTGGTAGAATTATGCATATAGCTAGAGCCGTAATGGGTGCTAACTATACATTTCCTAACGTATCTAGTGCAAAAGAAGCATTTGATGTATTATTTAATTTAATACGTGAAAATGCAGGTGGTAAAACATTTAATGTCTTTGTTACTTATGGAACAACTGGATATCCAGACAAATATCTTAAATTGAGATATTTTAATTTTATTGAACCAAGCGATACTGCAGTTAGTAGATTAAAAGCTACTCCTTCAGATTTAATGGAGAGATTAGAACAAGATGCTCCAGTGTCTGGTTCATTGGATACCCCAGCTGCCCCTGAGATAGAGAAATGGTCATAATTAAATAATTAATTGGGGGAGGAAACTCCCCCTTTTTATACCGTAAAATTATGATAAACTTAAACAAAAAATTAATAACAAAACAAGACGTTTTAAATGAAACTACAGACGTAGATATCTATAGGTTTTATATAGGTGGTTATATAGATTTTTCTCACAAAATAAAATCACCATTAAGAAAAGATGATATTAGACCATCATTAGGCTTCTTTAAAGGAGATAATGGAGAAATATGTTTTAATGATTTTGTATTAGGTGGTGGAGATTGTATAAAATTTGTACAACTTCTTAAAGGATTAGATTTCTTTGAAGCTCTTAGCTTAATAGCAATTGATTTTGGTTTTGCTGATAAATATATCGTTAAAAAGATTAAAGGAAGTGAAACAGTTTATGATTCTTCAAAATATGAAAGTAGAGACAAAATTATTAGTAAAATAGTTGCGTTTAATCTAGGTATAAAAAGAAGAGCATGGACAGCATATGATTATGCCTTTTGGTTACAATTTGGTATTGATTCACAAACATTAGAAAAATATAATGTTGTTCCTGTATCCTATATCTTTATGAATGGTTTACCTATATTAGCAGAAAAATACGCATATGCATTTATAGAATTTAAAGACGGAGTAGAGACATATAAAATTTATCAACCGTTTAGTAAAAGTTATAAATGGTTAAGTAATCACAATGGTTCGGTATGGCAAGGATGGAGTCAATTACCAGAAAAAGGTAAAAGACTTATCATTACTAAATCTTTAAAAGATGTAATGGCAATTGATTACATTACAGGTGTACCTGTTGTATCTTTACAATCTGAGAGTGTGATGCCAAAAGCTAGTATAATACAAGAATTAAGAAATAGATTTGAACAAATTTGGATTCTTTATGATAATGATTTTGATAAAGAAGTAAATTGGGGTCATAAATTTGGAGCAGAAATAGCTGAAGAAAATTTTATACCTCAAATAGAAATTGATTCAATTTATAAGTCCAAAGACTTCAGTGATTTAGTTAAAAATAAATCAGCAGCAGTAGCTAGTGAAGTATTACGACAATTAATAACTGATTATGAAACAGCACCATTTTAATAATTAAAAGTATGGAAGAACAATTAATAACATTTGAAACAGCTAAACTAGCTAAGGAAAAGGGATTTAATACCTCTAATACAGGTTATAGGTATGATAAAAAAGGGGATAGGATTATGGACACCCCTTTAGATAGATTATTATGGGGTACTAATTACCCTATAGCAACACAATCACTACTTCAAAAATGGTTAAGGGATATTCATAATATTCATATAAAAGTTGATGATTTTATAGATGATGAAACTTGTATAGAATGGGATTATGAAATTGTAATAATTGGTACAGATTGTACTATTACAGGTGAATATATACCATTAGTTCCATATAGTACAAATGACACATTAAGACAATTTTTAAATTATGAATCTGCATTAGAATCAGGATTAGAAAAAGCTTTAAAATTAATAGAATTATGCAAAAAGTAAAAATAAATCAAGAAACATTTGACTTAGCAGTTGAAAAAGGATTTCCATTATATAAATCTATATTTCATAGATTATTTAATATAGTAGAAATACCACATCAACTAAAAGTTCATAAATGGTTAATAAATGAATATGATATTCATGTAATGAAACAACAATTCCAAAGTTATAGATACAATAAAATTTCATATAGAGCTTTTGTTGTTACAGTTCCTGATGGAAAAGTTATTAAATCTAAAAAAACAGGTTCATTTCAAGAAGCTTTTGAAGATGGACTACAGTTAGCACTAAATCTAATATAAAAATAAAAATATGTTAATAGCGGTATACGGTTCTTTAAGAAAAGACCTAACAAATTACAATGCTTATCTAAGGGATTCAAAGTATGTAGGTACATATGATACCAAACCCATCTACACATTAAAGAGTTTAGGATATTTTCCAGGACTTTTAAAAAATGGTACTACATCTATAGTAATGGAAGTATTTAGAGTAGATGATGAAACTATGAGTTCAATTGATAGATTAGAAGGTTATCAATTAAATGGTGGTAGTAATCATTATGAAAAAGAAACTATCAAAACACCATTTGGTGATGCATTTATATATTTTTATGCAAAACCAGATAACATAAAAGAAGCACCAACAGTATTATCAGGAGATTGGAAAGAGTATTTAAAAAATAAAAAAATGTATCATAATGCTTAGAAATTTTAGACCTAGTATCAGAAGTAGACATCCATCTCATGCACCACTTAGAGAAAGAGGTGCTTTTCCATTATTTCCATTCAGGTCTGTTATTAGATTTGGCTCAACAACAGAGTTACCAGATTCTGTAACTATGGGAGGAAATAGAATTGAAATTAACACAGTAGAATCTGTTAAAAATTCATCTAGTAAATTACGGATGAAAAACTGTTTTGACAATGAACAAGTTAAAACAGCAGATTGGTGTTTAGCAGGAGAAGATAATAGTCCTCAATCTGTATTAGATAGAGTAGCTAATTTTGGATATCCTGTTATTTCTAAAAGTTTTTTTGGAAGTAGAAACCAAGGTAATAAGAAACATGATACTGCTGAGGAATTGGCAGCTTGGTTAGTAGGAAAAGACTTAAGAAACTATTTATTTGAAAAGTATTATAACTATTCTAGAGAATATAGATTACATATATCAAGAAATGGATGTTTCTATACTTGTAGAAAGATGTTAAAAGAAGGTACAAATGAAGAAGACAAATGGTATCGTAATGATGCACATTGTGTTTGGATTTTGGAAGAAAATGATTTATTTGATAAACCATCGAATTGGGATGCAGTTGTTGCAGAATCTGTTAAAGCATTACAATCCGTAGGATTGGATGTTGGAGCAGTAGATTTAAGAATACAATCAGCTACAAACAAAAATGGTACTGTAAGAGAAAATCCAGATTTTATAATTGTGGAAATTAACTCAGCACCATCTTTTGGTGATGTAACATTAGGTAAATATAAAATAGAATTAACAAACTTATTAACACAAAAAAATGTCAGAAACTAAAAAACAAAAAGTAATTATTGGTGTAGAAAGTAAACTATCACCAGATGAATTGGCTTTCTTCTCATTAAGATTTGATGTAGAACAAATAGAATTTGAATCATTATTGAAAAAACGCCCATCAAAAGGTGTAGATTTTCTATATTTTTCAGGTGGAGCAGATGTAAATCCAGCTCTTTATGGTCAAAAAAAAGGTAAATTTACTTTTATAGATGAAAAAAGAGATGAAATTTGTCAAAATATAGTAAATGGTTATCCAGGTACACCAAAATTGGGGATTTGTAGAGGTGCTCAATTTTTAACAGTTATGGCTGGTGGTAGATTAATTCAACATATTGAAGGTCATACATCTTCACATAAAATTGATGTACATTTTGAAGGTAATTCAAAGCCATCTACATATGATATAACATCGACACATCATCAAATGATGTATCCATTTAATATTGGTGCAGATAGATATTCACTAATTGGTTGGGCAACTATGTTTAGAAGTATGGTTTATTTAGATGGTAATGATAATCAAATTAGCGTACCTGAAAAATTTGTAGAACCAGAAATTATTTATTACAGACAAACTCGTTCTTTAGCAATACAAGGACACCCAGAGTATAGTAATTGTAATAACAATACAAAAGACCTTTGTTTAGATTTAATCGAAACATATTTATTACGTTAAAAAAAATATTAAAATAAAAATAACAAAAAGATGATTAAAAATGTAACATTGGGTGCAGACCCTGAATTATTTTTAGAAAAAGACGGAGAAGTCGTTTCCGCAGAAGGATTAATTGGAGGGACTAAAGAAGAACCAAAAGCAATTAGTGAAGAAGGACATTGTATTCAAGAAGACAATGTAATGATTGAATTTAATATTCCAGCCTCTAAAACAGCAGTTGAATTTAGAGACAATATTAACTTTGTTAAGGATTATTTATCAGCATTAGCAACAATACAGGGAGGAAAATTAAATTTCTCTGCTTCTGCTGAACTTGATACTAAGTATCTTCAAACAGACCAAGCTAAATTGTTTGGTTGTGACCCTGATTATAGTGTACATTTAAAACGTCAAAATACTCCACCAGAATCAACAGGTTCTTTAAGAACTTGTGGAGGTCATATTCATGTTGGCTATGATAATCCTTCTCAAGAAGTAAGTGAGAAAATTATCTATGCTATGGATTTTGTATTAGGGCTTGAGTCAATTAATTTAGACCCAGATGATAGAAGAAGAGAAATGTATGGTAATGCTGGATGCTTTAGATTTAAAGAATATGGTGTTGAATACAGAACTTTATCTAATTTTTGGATTACAACAAATGAATTAATGGAATGGGCATTTAATAGTACATTAAAAGCAATTGAATTAGTTAATTCAGGTGTAATTGATTTATTGATTAAAGATTATGCAAAAGCAGTTAAAATTGTTATTGATAACAATGATAAAGAAGCTGCAAAATTATTACTAAAAGTAGTAAATAAAATAATAGAAAAAAAATTAGTAACAATAGAAAAATAAAAAAAGATGTGTGGAATCTTCGCGTGGGCTGGAAAAGACCCAAGAAAATTTAATAAAACTAAGTTAGATATATTAGGTATATACAATGAAGTTAGAGGAGGTCATTCTTGTGGCATAGCAAAAGATGGTGAAATATCAATAGGTATAGATAAAAATAAAGCTTATAAAGACTTTTTAGCTACTACTGGATATGATGCACCAAAAAAATATCCAGTTGTAATTGGCCATACAAGACAAAGCACCTATGGGGCTCATACCGTAGCTAACGCCCATCCTTTTGGATTTGGTATTGTTGGTGAAGGATATGAGTTCATGGGATGTCATAATGGTACATTACTTAATCATCATGATTTAGCTATAGAATTTGGTATTGATACTAATGAATCTGTTAGTGGAAGTGTTCCAGGAGTTAAAGTTACAAGGTCTAAAATTGATAGTGAAATATTATTAGAAATAATATATAAAACTAAAAAATATAAAGTCCTTAGTGCTTATAATGGAGCAGCAGCACTAGTTTGGACTGATGTTAATAAACCTAATGTAATTTATTGTTATCATGGTAAATCTAGAAAAAGAGATTTTGTAAATCTTGAGCAAGAAGAAGAAAGACCATTATATTACTGGCAAGAAACCAAAAATAGTTTATTTGTATCATCAATGGAAAGTAGTTTATCTGCTATTGGTGGTAATGAAGATACTATTAAGGAGTTTGAATTTAATACTGTTTATGAAATAACAGATGGTAATATTGATACTGCCAAGAAAATTAAAATTACAAGATTAAATAGATTTCAAACAGGTGTCGAAAACACAAAAAAGGATTATTGCAGAAACCTAAATCAAGAGTCTTCTGCAAATCACGCAAGGCAAGACATAGAAGATGAATGGGGTATGCGCTCTTGGGAACCTACTAGAAATCGTACTATTCTAGAAAAAGAGGTTGAAAAAGCACATAATAAATCTACAGAATTTAGTGGAAAAGAAGCCTTAGATTTAAAAGATGCAATTAACAATAATATTTATACAGAAAATACTTTACGAAATTCTAATTCTTATGGTAAACAAGTTTATTTTAATAAACTTAGATACTGGAGAACTGGACATAGAATAAATGGTGTATTTTGTTATATTGCAAATTTTGGTTTTTACTTCTTAGGATACAGTGTAAAAGAATCAGAAACTAGATTCTGGGATATTGTAAATAAACCATTTGTAAATGATGATTTTACAACACCAGATAAAATTCCAGCAATGGATTTAGATTCTGTTACTTACCCATTTGAACATACTGCTAAAAATGAAATAACTAATCCACCATTATTCTTTATGTATGATGGTATAAAAGTTAAAACTGCTGCAGATTATATAGCTTGTTCAACAATGGAATCAACTAAAGAGAAAGTATTTACTTTTGAACAGTTGTCTCATTGTTCTTCTCATCCTATTATGGATATAGAAGAAAAATACAAACCATATTCTAGGCAAGAAGTTATGTTTGAAGGAGTACCTGTTACTAATGTATTCTGCCCATTAGGTGCAGAAAGAATTTATACATTTGAGAATGGTAACTGTATAAACATGCAACCTATAGTTACAGTAAGAAGATTAGAAGAAGAAAATTCAACAGTTAACCAAACTAAATTAGCTTTAGTTATTGATAATCTTGAAAAAATTGAAGAAGATTTATCTGCTCTTCCAGTTAATGTTAATTCTAATAATGATTTATTAGAAGATGATATTAATGATATGTTTAAAGAATCACTACGAAAATTTCCACAGTATATAAAAAAATTAGATACTTATGGAGCAGGTAGAGGATTTGAGGCTAGTAATATTTTAAAGGAATTTGTCAACAAAGCTACAACTTTAGTAGCAATAGAAGAAAAAGAGTAAGTATGGATAATTTAGTAAAAATAAATGAAATGGTGGTAACTATTGATGGTACCACTAAGCCTAAGCAAGATTGTCGCAGAATGGGTGGAGAATTCTACCTAAAAGGAGAAATCAATGTTGAAAACTCTGGACAATGCTATTATATCAATGGAAAGTATTATAAATATAATACTGGATATATAGTATTTGACCATAGAGTAGGTCAATACATAATTAAAAATACTGATAAACTTCAAGAAGGGGTAGTCCGAATTGAAGCAAATGGTAATTTAGTTATGGGTTTCTTTACACGTGAAGAGAATGGAGCTATAATTACAACACTAGAGGACCCAACTGGTAATACTTATGTATGTTTGAATAAAGAAATTCTAGAAAATACGCACTATATAGAAAATTTATACACAGGTAGATATTCTCACAGATTATTTACAAGAGTAGAACATTTTTTAAATCCAGGCAATGTTTCTAGTACTTTAAAAAACACGCTACCTTACGACTCTAGGGGAGCTATGGATGACTTAATGGCATACCATAAAAATCATCATAAACCAAAAATTAGTAAAGAGGTAAAACTCTATAGTCCAATATTAGGGGACTTAACTTTTGGTGTAGAGTATGAGACTACAAAAGGACAAATTCCACCTACAAAATGTAAAGAATTAGGTCTTATTGCTTTGAAAGATGGAAGTATAGTAGGATTAGAATATGCTACTATTCCACTTCAAGGAGAGAAAGGGTTACAAACTTTGATTAATGGTATTGTAGAACTAAGAAAATATACTTCTTATGATAAGGACTGCTCATTACATTTCCATATTGGTAATATACCAAGAACAGAAGAATTTTTCTTAGCTGTTTGGAAAGTGTTATGTACATTAGAAAATCCAATGTTTGGATTATTCCCTCTTTATAAAAAATATAATTTTGGAGTTAAAAGAAAACATTACACAAAACCATTACCAATAGTTGAAACATTATTTCAAATGGATAAAGTTATTACTAAAGATAATATTAAATCGAATTTTGGAATTCTTTATAATTATTTATCAATGGGACAACCTTATTCATCTGTTAAAAATGATTTAAACAATGTAATGTCTCACCCATCTGACCCTCACGGGAATAGTAAGTGGAATATTAGAAGTAGATATCATTGGGTTAATTTAATACCATTGTTATTTGGTAATAAAGAAACAATTGAATTTAGACTTCATACTCCAACTTATGATTTAGACAAGATAGTAAATTATCTTGTTTTATGTACATCAATTATAAATTTTGCTAAGAACAATACAAAAGCTATATTAACTCAACCTGAAATTCTTATGAATTTAAATTTGGGTGATGTAGTATATAAAATTAGTGGTCAAATGAATTCTGTAGAAATCAATAGATTTGCTGATTATGTATATGCTTATATTGGTCATAGAAGAGATTATAACTATATGGAAAGTAGCCGTGGAGATTTAATTGGTAATGAAGATGGTTTCAGAGTTAAAAACAAAATACCTTGGGCTGTAGCAAATACTATGGAAGTTGTATTATCTAAAATTCCGTCAAATAGAAAAAGAGATTCTTTATCAGGATATGCTAATCAATTTAATTGGAATGTAGCACAGATTAGAAATGCTGCAGAAGACCATGTAAGAAATGTTGAAGCAAGAAGAGGCGGTGGTATACAATTCTTTGGAAATGGAGAACCCCAAGTAGTTCCTCAAGCTGTTCAAGATATTGACCCATTTGATTTAATAGTAGAAAACGATGGTCAAGAACATTAGTCAAGGAGATTACGTATTAGACATAGATTATGAATCATTATTAGGAAAGGATTGGGCAGACGTTCTTAGAGAAAATCTGATTAATACTGAATATATGAAAAATTTAATGATTTTTCTAAATGAGTCATATAAAAAGGGGGGTATTTACCCCTCTAAGTCTAATGTGTTTAAAGCTCTTGAATCTGTAGATTTTGCAGATGTACGAGTAGTAATGATTGGTAGGGAACCCTACAATGATGGTAATGCAACTGGTATTCCTTTAGCTAATTATGATAAGTATGGGAAGAGATTCTCAGACGAGTTACTTAAATACTTTAAAGGAATAGAAACATCCATATATGATGGGATTAAATTATATCAAAACCCAGAATTAGATGAATTATCACCACAAGGTGTATTATTTTTAGATGCAGCATTAACATCAACAGGGACTAAATTAGAACATTTAGTATACTGGAGAAATTTCATAAGACAGGTAATAATAAGTATCCAGGAATGGATACCAGATGTAGTATTTGTATTTATGGGAGAAGAAGCAAAATATTTTGCTCAATATGTAGAGAATCCAAATTATAAATTATTTTGTGAGCATCCTTATGAATCTGTACAATTAAAAAAACCTTGGGATGGTGAAGTTCTTAATGAAGTAAACATTGTCTTAAAAACTATGAATAATGATGACAATCCTATAGTTTGGTAAGTATTAATTTAAACAGAAAAAGATGATGATGTGGATTCCAGGTAATAATATTAGTAAAAAAATTCTGAAATAATTAGGAATTGTGAATTTAATTTTGTATATTTGTATAAAAATATAAATATAATGGAATTAATTAAAAAAGGACTAACTTTAGATGAAAAAAATCAAATCAAGAAAATAGATTATGAAAGAATTTGTAAAAAATGTGGAATAAAACAATCATTAATAAAATTTTCTTGTAAAAAAGAAAAAAATGGATTATATTATTTTAATTATACATGTAACAAATGTGAATATAAACGAAAGTTAAAAATGCATAATGGAAGTATAATTTCATACAATGCAACCCAGACTTATAAAGAAAATTTTACTATAGAAGGAAGAGCATCTATGTTAAGAAATAGATGTAAACAAAGAGCTAAAAAATATAATTATGATTTTTCTTTAACCAAAGAATATATAATTTCACTTTTAGAAAATGGGGTATGTGAAAAAACTAATATTAAATTAATAATAGATGATTCTACTTACCATCCATATGCTCCTTCTATAGATAGAATTGATAATAATAAAGGTTATACTAATGATAATATTCAAGTTACTTGTATGATATACAATTTCTGTAAAAATAAATTTTCCGAAGAACAGGTAAATGAATTTTTTAAAGATATGAGATTATGATTTTTATAAAGGGCAATGTCCCGAGTTTAAAAAATAGTAAAGTAAAGACATCAAGAGGTATATTCAGCTCTCCTACTGTAAACAATTACATTAGGAAGCTGGGTATACAGTCTTTCAATTCTAGAAAGAAAATAGTACAAGGTTATGTTGATATAGCAAAACCAAATCAAATTGAAGCATTACGGGCCCAATTTGAAGAAATGAGTATTGGTAAAGAAAATCCTTTATTTATAGGATACCATCAGGTGAGAAATAGTAAAAGATTATTTGATTTTAGCAATAGTGTTGAAGTTATACAAGATTTATTTACAGCTCACAATTTTATAGAAGATGATAACGTACAATACGTTTTTCCTATTCCTATGAGTATTGATGGAGAATTACCTACTACAAAAAATATAAGAACAACAAAATGGTATTCCATAGATAAAGATAATCCAGGAGTATACATTAAAATCTTTTAAATATGAACAAAGAATTGAAATTACAGATTATAAATCTAGCAAAATTTATATTTGAGGACAAAGAATATGTAAAATTCATAACCTACTTACAAACAAATAGACTTAATGATTTAAGATTACTTGTAGATGAGAAGGTAGAATTATTAAGTATTCTTAATGATTTTAGAGAAACTGATGAAGTTATTCTAAAACAAATAAAATATTGTGATGAACTAGAAAATTTGGTAATGGATGTTTTCATAGAAGAAATGAAAGTAAATTAAACAAATTATGAATGATGATGAAGAATTGAACGAGCTATATGGCTCAAATGATGAGATTGATATTTATTTAAGTTATAGTAGAGTATCTGATTTTAGTAAAAATGGTCCTAAAGCCTTAATTGAACGCCAGAGATTGGAAGGAGAAGGTATAAATGTAGGGTCTATTACAGACGATTGGTTATTTAACAGAGAAAATTTTGATGATATTTATTTTGTATTTAATGGTGAAAAACCTACTGCAACTTTAGGAAAGCTTGTTAATATAATTTTAAAAAATTATACTAAATTACCTTCTAAGGAAGTAGTATTAAATATAATTGAAAGAAACAATTTTTGGAAAAGAAGTAAGGAAGAAACATTACTAGCAAATTTTGATACACCTGAATTTTGGAGCTACTTAGCTGCTCAATTTCAAGGCTCAACAAAAACACTAGTAACAACTTCTGAATTAGAGCTAGGAAAAGAACTAGCAGAAATACTTACTACCCACGAATATTCTAAAGATATATTTAGTGATAGATATGAAAGAATTAATCAATATAAATTTAATTTAACTTATAAAAATATTAAATTTAGAGGAGTAATCGACATGGTTCTAATTGACCATGAATTTAAAACAATTAGATTGGTGGACCTAAAGACAGGAGCAGGCCCATCTTCAGAGTTTCTTACTAGTTTTTTACGCTATAGGTATTATTTTCAAGAGGCAATATATATGAAAGCTATTGATATAATCAAAAAAGAGTTAAACATAGAAGAATATCAAGTGTTACCTTTTCAATTCCTATACATAGGAAGGGCAGAAAGGGTTCCAATTACTTTTGATGTGACACAGAAATGGCATGATGCTGCATTGAGCGGTTTTACATCTGATGGTGGATACCATTATAAAGGGTTAGATTCAACCCTAGATGACATTTTATGGCACTTCAAGAATAAAGAATTTACTTTTTCAAGGGATATAAGCGAAAATCATGGAAAAATAGATTTGAATGATAAATTTTTTAGTATAATTAATTAATAATTTAATGAGTAAAGTTAGATATAATAAATCTAAAACTTACTTGTTACCATTATTAGCTGAGGTAATAGATATTGATGTAAGGTTTTTTAACCATTTACAAAATACATTTATTTTTGATGTAGAAGGTAAATACAAGGATTGTATGCTTATATTGCATGACTTTTCTTTTAAAAACCCAGAGTTTACAGCATATGAACATAAACTTACAAATAATCCATACTTCGTAGATTTAATAGATATAGATAATAAAGTCTTATATGTATTTAAATTTCCAGAAGAATATATGGATGAATATAACCATTTTAAAAATGGAAAGTATTCTTTATTTGGAAAGGATGCCAAAGATACAATAATAAACTTCTTTGGAAAGATTTATACAGGAAACTTAAACGCAGTCAATTTCTTATTACTGATTAAACAAATATTATATAAAGAACCAAAATTAAAAGAAAAAATAGAAAATGAGTTAGGTGTTAGATTATCAGAAGATGCGGAATTAACCGATATTATAACTTTTGAAAATGAAACATTTGACATAGCAAATAATAAATAAGAATTTATTTGTAGTTAACGTGAGTGATAGGTAATTGTTTTAAAAAAACAAGAATGTAGATGAATAATGAATTAATGAAATATTTTAAAGGTGATTCTCTAGCTGCAGGTGTGTGGCTAGGGAAATACGCCTTATCAGGAGAGAAAACTCCAGATGATATGCATAGAAGAATGGCGGAAGAGTTTGCCAGAATGGAAATCATAAACAAAGCAAAATACAATACTGACAACAAAGCCTTTTTATCTAGTTATGGGTTCAATAGGCAACTGAAAGATGCGGAAGAATTTATTTACCATCTATTTAAAGATTTTAAATATGTAATTCCACAAGGTTCAGTAATGTCACAATTGGGTGCAAATACAATAGGTTCCTTATCTAATTGTTTTGTAATAGGTCAGCCAGAAGACTCATACGGTGGAATATTCCAGAAAGATGAGGAAATGGCACAATTAGAAAAGCGTAGAGGAGGAGTAGGAATTGATTTATCTTCATTAAGACCAGTCAATACCCCAACCAGTAATGCCGCAAAAACCTCAACAGGTGCTGTATCATTTATGCATAGATTCTCTAACACAACTAGAGAAGTTGCACAAAATGGCAGAAGAGGTGCTTTAATGATATCTATGGATATTAATCATCCAGATGTTCTAGAGTTTATTAAGATTAAAAGAGATTTAACACAAGTGACAGGTGCTAATATTTCAATTAAACTTAATAATGAATTTATGAAAGCTGTAGAGAATAATGAAAGTTATTGTCTAAGATTTCCAATTGATAAAAAACCAATTCGTAAAATGGACATGGCCAATAATGTATTATATGGTCATGATAAAGGTTTTGTAAAATGGATAAATGCTAGAGAATATTGGGATGAAATTATTAAATCTGCTCATAATGTAGCAGAACCAGGATTAATGTATTGGGATGCTATGATTAATTATTCTCCAGATGGAGTTTATAATCAATATAGAGCTATTACAACTAATCCTTGTAGTGAAATAGGTATGCAGGCATATGATGCTTGTAGACTAATAGCAGTAAACTTACTTAGTTTTGTAGATAACCCATTTACTAAAGATGCTATTTTTAATTATGATAAATTTTATGAAGTTAACTATGAAGCTATGAGATTAGGTGATAATCTTGTAGATTTAGAAATAGAGCATATTGATAGAATTTTAGCAAAAATTGAAAGTGACCCTGAAAGTGATGATTTAAAACATACAGAGAGAAATCTTTGGACTAAAATTAGAGAAACTGCATCTTCAAGTAGAAGAACTGGTATAGGATTTACTGCATTAGGAGACACCTTAGCAGCTTTAAATTTAAAGTATGATTCAGAGGAAGCAATAAAACAAATAGACGCTATAATGCGTGTTAAAATGCGTTCTGAATTAGATTGTACTATTGATTTAAGTATTCTTTTGGGTTCTTTTGAAGGATTTGATGAAAAAAAGGAATTTTATGTAGATGGAAATAACATTTATGGTAAAAATGATTTTTACGATATGTTATCTAAGGAGTTTCCTAGTGAAGCTTTAAGAATGTTTACATTTGGTAGACGTAATGTATCTTGGAGTACAGTTGCACCAACAGGTACTGTTAGTTTATTAGCACAAACTACATCAGGTATTGAACCTTTGTTTCAGGGCTTTTATACCCGAAGAAAGAAGATAAATATCAATGATGATAATGTGCGAGTAGATTTTACAGACCAAAATGGAGATACTTGGCAAGAATTTAATGTTGTACATCCTAAATTTAAAGATTGGATAATATATGATTCACCTGAATATGGAGAATCTATAGAAGATGCAAATATTCGTGTTGAAAAATTAAGTAAAAAAGATTTACAAGAATTATTTGAATTATCTCCTTGGTACGGTAGTACTGCAAATGATATAGATTGGTTAAAACGTATTAAAGTACAAAGTACTATACAAAAGTACATAACACATAGTATATCATCTACTATCAATCTACCAGAAAATATTACAGAAGAAGAAGTATCTCAGATATATCTAAAAGCTTGGGAACAAGACATTAAAGGTATAACAGTTTATAGAGATGGCTCTCGAAGTGGTGTTTTAGTAAATAATACAGAGATAGCAACTAAATTTGCATATAATAATGCTGTTAAAAGACCAAAGACAGTTGAGGCGGAAGCTAAAACAACAATGTCTGATGGTAAAAAATATAGTATTTTTGTTGGTTTAGTTGATGGTATCCCTTACGAAGTATTTGCCTTTATGGGTGGTACAAAAGAAGGGAAAGGTTCTATTGTCAAAGAAGGTAAAGGCGAGTATTACTTCATAGGGGAAGGTGATAACAGCAAAAATCGCATTTTAACTGGAAGAATGACAGAAGAACAAGAAATTATTACTAGGTTAATATCTGGGTCATTACGACATGGGAGAGGAATCCACTATATTGTAGATGACTTAAATAAAACTAGTGGTAGTTTGTTTTCATTTAACTTTGCTATTGCTAAAGTATTAAAAACATATATACCAGATGGAGTTAAATCAACTATTACTTGCGCAGATTGTGGAAGTACTGATGTAATTTTTGAAGAAGGATGTGTAAAATGCTTGGAGTGCGGTAATACCAAATGTGGTTAATATGTTAAATAAGCAAAAAGATGAGATTCAACAACAAGCCTTAAAGGCATGGTTAGAATCAGGTAAAAAAGGTACTTGTGAGATAATTACAGGCCTTGGAAAAACCTTCATTAGTTTACATGCTTTATATACTATGCCAAAAGATGATAAAGTTCATCTATTTTTAGCTGAGACAGTTGAAAGAAAGAAAGATTTAGTTAATGACATTAAAAAATTTAATAAAATTTTTAATAAAGATGTTACTAATGATTATAATCTACAATTTACCTGTTACCAATCAGCTTATAGAAAAACTGGAAATCATTATGGCTTAGTTATAGCTGATGAAATTCATGACTCATTAAGTCCAGCTTATTCACAATTTTATGAAAATAATACATATGATGCTATTATTGGATTATCTGCAATGATTAATAAAAAAGTTAAATACAATATTCATAATAAGATTGTTACAAAAGGGGAGATGCTGAAAAGTATATCCCCTATTTGTTTCTCCTACACACTTGACCAAGGTCAGGAAGAAGGCACTGCTAGGTCATTAATAGTTTATGTTATAAAACATAAGTTAGATGATGTTAATACTAATATTAAGGCAGGAAGTGCGAAGAAACCATTTTTTCAAACTGAAAAAGCAGCTTATGATTATTGGGACAAAATGCATAAAAGAGCATGGTTTATTTTAAATGAAGATGAAAAGAATCTTAAAATAAGGATTACTGCACAAAGGCGTAGTCATATTTTATATAATCTAGAATCAAAAGTTGAAGTTATAAAGAAACTAATAAGTAAATTAGATACTAAAACAATAATATTTGGTAATAGTTTAGAAAGTTTATTAAAAATTACACCAAATGTAGTTAGTTCTAGAAATAGCGAGCTACAAAATGAAAGGATTAGAAATGCATTTGATACTAACAAGATTAGAGTCATAGGTAGTTTTAAAAAATTAAAACAAGGTGCAAATTTAGTAGATTTAGATAACTGTATTATAATGTCATATTATAGTACAGATAAAGATTTTATTCAAAGAGTAGGTAGGTTAAGAGATAATGGAGAATTAGGACATGTATTTATACTTCTAACAGAAAATACACAAGAAGAAGTGTGGTTCACAAAAATGTTTGAAGGAGTACAGAATCTAAATCCTATTTTCTTTAATAATATTGATGAGTATTTAATAACATTAAAAAAGTAATATATGATTGCGATAGGAAGCGCTGTAAATAATTTCTATTTAGGTAGAAAGGATGATAACTCTGCAAATGAGTATATTTGTTGGGACGAAGAAGAAAAAAAAGAAATAGAAGCTGAAATTGGACTAACAAAAAAAGATGAACGTCATTCAAATCATTCCAGTGTTGTCTATGTCAAAGATAGTATTCATTATACTATACATGATATAAAAAAACTGGCTGTTTTTCAGGATATTGAAAAATATTTATTTTTACCAAAGTATAAAAGAATAATGGCACCGCCATTGTTAGTATATGCTTGGACAAAGACTAGGGCTGCTTTCAGAAATGATAATTTAGCTGACTGGGAAAATAATATTGTAACTGCCAGTTTTCTTTATCATAAATATATGAAAAAGATATCTGAAAAATTAAAGTTTAGGGCAAGAATTTGGTCTTCACATTTAACATATTTTGGAGCAATGGCATTTGGTGCACATTTTAAAGAGCATACATTCAAAGAATATACAGAATATACAGAACATTCTTTATTTGATTTATTCAGATATAATGGTCATTTTTCTTTATATGAAAAATGCTTAATAACAACATTTACAAGAAGTAGAGTACTTTCATCTGCCTTTTTTGATACTTTAAGTAAGGAAGACCAACTTGGGCTTGTTATGGAGAGATTATATGTAGATTGTTCTAATGAATTTATAATAGAGGAACTTCTTTATGAAGCTAAAGAACAAATACCAACTATAGATTTATTTAAAACAGTAATTATGTATAGATGTTCACAAAATAGTTTATCTTGGTTTAGAGATTATTTAATACATAATTATAATGATATAATGTCTGAATTTGATGAAAAATTTGTAGGCGAATTATATGAAGCTGTAAAATGGCAAAAATTAGAAAATGTCTAAAAATTAATTAAAAGTAAAATTATAAATGGAATTAGAACAAGTTACACAACCAATAAAAGAGGTTAAAAAAGAACCAAATTTTGAAAAAACATTATTAAAGGATAACCCATATGATGAGAATTATAAATTTCTAATTAAAAGAAAAGATGGTTATAAATTTATGTTATACACAATTAAGTATCCTACAAATAATTGTCAACTTTCTTCAATTGGAAATGCAAATGATTTACTACAAATACCAGAAGGTGATATTGTTGAAGTTATACATGCTATTAGGAAGGGCACTTGTAATATGGTAATTATGGATATTAGAGATTCTTATCTTGTAAAGTTAAAAAAATTCTTTGAACCATTTGGAGAATTTAGATTAGAGTCACCATATAAAAGTTCAAATGGTAGTAGTATGGTAATACTTATTTTAAAATGGAACATATAACATTTGATTTAGAAACCCTAGGGAACGGCACAAATGCGCCAATAGTTCAGATAGGAGCTGTAAAATTTACAGATGATGGTACTATAACAGATACTTTCTTACGAAATATAGATTTAGAATCACTTGAGGGATTAGGTTTTCATATTGATTATAATACACTTAGTTGGTGGTTTAATCAATCCCCAGAGGCAATTAAATCTGTATTTGGTGAAGAATTAGACCGTGTAAGTTTAAGTAATGCGTTATATCAATTTCAAATATGGATTGGAAAAACAGCTGATTATTATTATTGGTCACATGCAACATTTGACCCACCAATTCTTAAAAATAATTATAAAGCAGTTGGAAAAAATATTCCTATACCATTTAGATTACATGTAGATATTAGAACATTATCCTTACTAGGAGGTAAAATTACTATAGATAGAGGAGATTTAATACATCACAATGCATTAGATGATTGTATACACCAGGCTAACTATATTAGTAAGGGGTTACAACAACTAAAGAATAAAAAATGAAAACATTCGTAATAGGAGATATTCATGGGGGCTACAAAGCCCTCATGCAATGTCTTGAAAGAAGTGAATTTAATAAAGAAGAGGATACTCTAATATCACTTGGTGATATTGCAGATGGATGGTCACAAGTTCCAGAATGTATTGAAGAACTACTAACAATTAAAAATTTAATATTAATAGAAGGGAACCATGATAATTGGGCTAGACAATGGTTAAAATTTGGTATAGCTAATAAAATGTGGTTAAATCAAGGCGGTCAAGCTACTTTTGATGCATATACTATATATCATCCTGATTTAATGATTAAACATGAAAAAGAATTTTTTAATAAACAGATAGATTATTATGTAGATGATAAAAACAGAGGTTTTGTACATGGTGGCTTTACATCTAGTAAAGGATTAGGCCATGAACCATATCGTAGTAATTATATTTGGGATAGAGATTTATGGACTTTAGCAGTTTTATCACAAGGAAGAATACACGAAGGTGGAAATAAACAATCAAGAAGATTTGAAAAGCATACTGAAATCTATTTAGGTCATACTAGTACTGGTATGTGGGATATTAAACCACATTATCCTGAATATAATGACCAAAAACAGACTAAAAATGGAAGAATAACTGTACCTATGAATAGGTGTAATATTTGGAATTTAGACACTGGTGGTGGATTTGAAGGGAAGTTAACAATAATGGATATAGATACTAAAGAATATTTTCAATCTGATTATGTAAAAACACTTTATCCAGATGAAGTTGGTAGAAAATAATCACTAAAATATTAGGAATATCCAATTATTTGTTGTATATTTGTATATAAATACAAAAATTATGATTAAACAAAAACAAACAAAATTAACTATAGTTAAAAAAGTAGATAGTTTATTTTATTATACTTCTAAAGGTTATAAAAAAGAACGTAAAAGAGTATTATGTAAATGTGACTGTGGAAACAATATAGAAGTAGATTTAAATAATATATTATCTATGGCTACAAAAAGTTGTGGATGCTTAAAAAAAGAAAAATTACCTATAGCAAGACAGAATAGTTATAACAAAAGAAAAGTAGTAAATTCAGGTATTAAGAAATTATTTAGAAATTATAAATATACTGCATTAAGAAAAAATTTAGATTTTTTAATAGATTATGATTTTTTCTTTAATATGTCACAAAAGCATTGTAATTATTGCGGTATAGAACCTAGTTTAAAAGTAAAAAATGAAACTGGTAGTATATATAATTTAGTTAATGGATTAGATAGAGTTGATAATTCTAAAGGATATATTGTGTCTAATTTAGTAACTTGCTGTTCTAAATGTAATTATGCAAAAAGAAATATGACAAAAGAAGACTTTTTAAATTTAATAAATAGGATATATGAATTTCAATCAGATTTTCTTAAAGAATTATATCCAAATGAAAAAGGAAGATAATGGTAAAAGAAAAATTAAAAACAATTTATAATTTAGAATTACATGAAACTTTATGGGTATCTGCTGAACTAACAATTCAAAGAGTCCCAGGAGGATGGAATTATAAATATTATGAATATAGAAATTTAATAGAATATCATAATGATTATATTTTAATAAATACTATTTTTATACCTTATCATAATGAATTTCAAATTTATGACCCTTTTTGATTCATCTAATTTTTTTTTAAAAAAGGAAAATAATATGATAGATAATATAGAATTAATAAAACCATTTTTGAAATTTGATAATAAAGATGATTTTTATTACCTTCAAATTTTACAAAGAAAAAAGGAAAACCCACAAATAGGAAGTAATAGTAGAGTAATAAAAAATTATTATATTACATCTGAACAATATTTATTGGATAGATATGATGAGATTAAAATAATTTGTGAAATATTTAATGCTAGAGCTTCATTACGACTTAATAGAAGAAGTTTTAAAAAAGTAGCATTTAAAGCAATGCAAAATATAGCCAATACAATGGGTAACGGTGAATTTTCTTTTATAAAAAAATCGTATGATAGAGCTTGTGGTTTAGGTCATAATGAACTCTCTAAAAAATGGATTTTAGATTATGATAGTATTTCTATAAATGAACTTAGTGATATGTTAACTTATATTAAAGATATTGAACCAATAGGTAGAAAAGAATTAGCTATTATACCTAGTAAAAATGGGTATCATATTATTACAAATCCTTTTAATTTACAAAAATTTAAAAATGATTTTAATGGTATAGAAATTCATAAAGATAATCCTACAAATTTATATATTCCATAATATTAAAAAATAAAAATAATGAGTACATTTTTTATAGCAGATTTACATCTTGGTCATAAAAGTATGGCAATTAAAAGAGGATTTAGTAGTACATTTGAACATGATGAATATCTAATTAAACAATGGAATAAAGTTGTTTCTAAAAAAGATAAAGTATTTATTTTAGGAGATGTATCAATGGAATCTCATAATTGGTATTTTTATTTAGACCAAATGAATGGTTTTAAGAGTGTAGTTTTAGGTAATCATGATTTACCACAACATATACCAGAGTTATTAAAATATGTAGAACATATATCTGGTATGGTTAAATATAGTACAGCAAACTTTCCAAAAATATTTTTAACACATTGTCCTATTCATACAAGAGAATTAGATTATAGAGTTAAATATAATATACATGGGCATATACATGAGTATAATGTAATGAGAACTGAAACTATAGGTAAATATGGTCATACAAGAGAAGTTAAAGATGACCGTTATATTAATGTATCTTGTGAACAAATAGATTATACACCTAAAAAAATTGAACAATTAATAAAACTAAAGTAAAAGAAAAAAGGGAGAACCGTTATGGAACTCCCTTTCTTTTTTTTAGACTTTCAACTTTATTAATTTGTTATGTAATTAATATACTGATATTTTTGTTTATATGTAGTCTTTTTTAAATTTATAATTGGTGTTAATGATTTTAAATCTTTAACAATAACTAAGTTACCTTTAGAATCTTTATCTGTAACTGACCAAGGTGTTATAGCTGTACCTAGAATACTTGTTAAACTTTCTACAACTCTCATTGATGGAATTGGAGACTTTAAAATTTTGTATTGTTGTCTAGGGTCAATATAAGACATTAACTCTGAGTTTAATCTAGCTGCAACTAAAGCTGTGTACCATAAAACACTATCATCATCATCTCCATCTCCTGCTAATCCAGAAAGCAATATTGCTAATTTAAATAATAATATATTTAACCCAGCTTCTGCAATTGTTTTTTGTATATTTTTCTTTTCTGAATCAGATAATTCATTCCAATTACTTGATAATAACTTAAAGTTCATCTCTTTTAAAGCAGGAAGTACCGCTTTAATAAAATATCTTATTGTAGTTGTATACATACCTTCTATATCCTCTTGTAATGCGTCTGAGAAGAATCTTTCCTCCTCTAATAATTCATCTTTAGCTTTCCCAACATGTACAAAACCCCTCCATCTATTAAGTGCAGACTCAACTAAATATTTACGAAACATCATAAAGATTTTACCTGTTGCATGTCTCATAGCCTCTGGTTGCATATTACTATCATAGTTACCCATGGTCTGAAATATTTTAGCTTTTAAGAAATTATTAACAATTTCTTTTCCACCCTCGTTATATTTTATACCAAGTGATTTAGTTGTATATACTACTTTATTATTTAAAACCAGTTTTCCTTTGGAGTTGTCAAGCATATCTAATAATGATGCAGCATTTTTTTCATCTACAATATTACCATTAGCATCTATAAAATTACTATCAGCATCTAATACTTTAATAGTTTCTAGTACCCCCATAGTTAAAACAGATTGTAACCAATGCTCACCAGATGCTTGCATAAATTGCATTGAATCTGAATTTAGTTTTGCTTTAGCTAAAGTATTTTTAATAAAAGCCTGTTCTACAGAAACACTTACCATACCAAATGTATCAAACATCTCATTTATTTGATTTGTTATTGACATTTTAATAGGTGAAGACATATCTTTTAAATTATTTAATGCATCTGCAAAATATAATTTTTCTGCCTTCATTAATGCAGAACCAGAAATATGATTTCCAGCAAGGCCTTCTAAGAATAACTGAGCCTTACCATTAAGTACGTTAACTGAACCAGCAACCTCATTTATCCACATACCTAATTTAGCAGTCCATCCATTAAGTACACCAACTGCTTTATTCATATCTACTCCACCAATACTACCTGCGTCTTTATGTAAAATATCATATAAATTACTTTCCATTAAAGATACTAATCTTTCATAAGTTTCAGATTTGATTCCTTCAACTGTTGCTGTTTTATTTCTCTTAATAATAAGATTAACAAATGGTACTCTACTTCCAGTAGTTTTATAGTATTTCTTATTTTTAGCTATCTCAACTAAACTAGTCATACTATTTTCTGCTTGATGTTTTTCATCAAAATTTACACCATTTTTAGCTTCTAATCTGTAAACAGTAAACAAATCTAATGATTGTTGTGATGGTTCAATTTTACCTCTAAAATTTATCTTAACCTCATAAATAGGATTACCAGCTAAATCTTGTTTTATAGTTTCATAACCAATATCATCAGGTCTTATACTTGTTAAATCTTTCCAAGCATCAGTAGCTATACCAGTAGCATTACCCTCTATAACTCTCTCTAAATTAGATTTGGTGATAGATGGTAGATTATAAAATACAGAACCAAATAATGGTTTACTCACAATTGAATGTATACCAAAAGTTTGTTTTTTAGTATCTAATGAAATCTGTCTAAAAGCCAATAAAGCTTCTTTCTCAACTTCACTTAAATCCTCTAAGTTATTTAACCATTCTTTATTTGGTTTTGATAATCTAGTACCTTTTTCATTAACTACCTCATGAGTATTATTAAGTATCCATTTTTTAAATTCTGAATTTGTAAAGTATTGTCTAAATTCTCTAGAATTCTTTCCAAATTTTACAATAACTTCATCTCTACCTAATGTATATTCAGCTAATTTTTTCTCATATAGTAATTTGAATTCTAATTTAACTTCACCTTTAAGATATGCTCTGCCATATGCGTCATATTCTAATAACTTTGCGTGTGCTTTAGATGGACTTTGCCCTTTTTTTTCAGTTGACCATTTATCAAAAATAGATTTTAGTTTAAAATCATTATCTCTATCCCTTCTAATAATATTTTCTATAATACCATTTATAAGATTTTGCATAATTTGTACTAACTTAGAATTAGTACTTATACCAGATACAAATAATTTAGTACCAAGACTTATATCAAAGTGAATATCATATACAATACTATTTGCATAATCTTCTACTTCTTTATCTATTTCATCAGCATAAGTAGTATTCATCATTTTAGATACCCATGCAGTTTTCCCTTCTGGTATTTGTAAATCAAAATGTTGTTTTTCTAATTTAGTTTTCCATTTTGCTAATACTTTAGCAGCATATTTTCTATTATTTAAAACTTTAATAACACCTTTTTTATTTATAGCCTCAATATTATTAGTTAAAGTAGTATATTTGCCAAGTGCAGCACCTAACTCTTTTTCAAGTGTTACAATATCCTCTCTTTTGATTAAGGTTTGGTCACTTGTTCTCATTTCTGAGATAAAAGATAATACTTCGTGTATTAAAGAGTGAGCAGTTAAATATTTTTTATATAAAGCAATAGTATTTTTAATACTGTCAGCAGTTAAGTCTTCTTTATCAAAAGCAGTTTCAAGTGAGTTAATATTTTTAATCATACTATGAGTAAAGATACTAATAGCTTCCCATTTCTTTGCATTATCAAATACATCAATATCCGCGAATAATTTTTTAAGATTATCAGAGTATTTTTTTAACTTAGTTGGGTCTTTAATTACTTTAATTAAATGGTCATATCTTCTAATACTTTCTTCTAAGTTATCTTTAATACCATTTAATAAGTATGTTTGTCTTTCTTCAATAGTTTTTAAAGAATAGTATGTACGTGGCTCTCTACTTTCATAGATACCCTCATTAATACCTCCTTCATAATCACTTTCTTGTATAACTTTAGTAATACTATTAATTAACTTAGTGTAATCACTATTCTTAGGTAATCCAAATAATGTTCTAATATAATCTACAATCTGAGTCCATAAAGATTTACCATTTTCCTCTATACCCATTAATTCTAATTGGAACTCCTCATTAGTCATTAATTCAGCTATAAATTCTTCTTGGTTTTTAAACCCATATGATTTATTTGTTGATAATAATTTGTATTTGGTATACATCTTATTAATAAAGTCTTTGAACATCTTTTCATTCATTGACTCAGGTCTTGTATAAGCTTTTATTGTAACACTATGAACTATCTCATGTAATAATGAAGAGATTACTTGCGCAGGTGTAAACTGTAATAATCTATCTTTATTTATTTCTATTATATTTGTAGATGGGTCATACTGCATTACAGTATTAAAATTCTTTAATCTTGATTCTGCTACAAATTTAATTTTAGCATTAGTTCTATAAAGTAATGGTAATAGTTTTTCAATAAGTAATTTTGTAAACTTATTAAAGCCTTTGTAATTAGTTTTTATATTATCTAATACTTCTTTAGCAGTAAATGACTTGTCCTCATTATTAAATAATATAAAGTTAATAGGATTATTTTCTTTAACTTCATTGACAGTATTTTCACCCTCTACTATAGAAAGGAAGTCATCTGTGTTTTCATCTAATAATTCTGTAATTCTTGATTTACTACTTACTAATATATTATTACTTTCAAAATCAATAAATTGTTTAAAATTTTCAATATCTTGTTCTGAACCTAATATATGTATTTGTTCTGGTTCAAATACTACATATTGTCCTGATTTATTATCAATATTTCCGTCTTGTGTAGTTTTAGCAACATCTTCACTTTTTGATAATATGCTAACTTCTTTCGGATTAATTATATTAATAATAGATGGATTATAAGATTTTAATTCTTTATTAGCTACTGTTTCTGTATAAAATTTTGCCTTATCTTTAGTTGTAGCGAAATAAAAACCACTTCCTAACATTTGACCAGCTCCTGAATTTAAAAATTCTTTAGAAAATTTATCAATATTTACATAACTCCCATGATAAACAATATCTTTTACTTTACTTTCAGGAAATATGGTATCTAAATATTTAGAATATTCTTCTTGTGTACCTATTTCAGATAATTCAGGGTTATTTTCAAATATAGTATCTATACCTTCTTTAATAATTATATTATCTTGTTTAGTAATTATATGTTCTTTTTCATATTCTTTCACTATATCATCATATAATGATAAAACATTATCATTAGGAATAATAGTAGATGTTTCTGCATCTATCTCAAATAGACTTTTACCATAAGTATTTAAGCCGTATTTTTGTTCAGCAATATTACTATATAGTTCATTTAATCCTTCAAATTTTGAAAAATCAATTATTTGTCTATCTTCATTAATAGCTCCCTTATCTACTAAATCTGTGATTAGTTTTTGTTTTATTGGACAACTCATTATTTACAAGGTTTGTTTATTGCGTCATTGTTATCATTAAATAAATCCAACTGACTTGGGTCTATTTTAATTTTACTCTTATTTTCTGTATAAGGTTTAATGTTCCTTAACTCATTTATTACTTCTGCTAATGATTCAGCATGTGTTCCTTCATTTCTTCCAGCTAATCTTTTATCATATAGTAATGTAGCGTTATCAAGTTTTCCTGAATTTATTTCATCTAATATCCACTCACGTTGTTCTGGCTCAACACTTCTTAATACAATAGTTTCACCATTTGCAGTAGTATAATCAGCATAGTCCTTTTTACCTAATAACCAGTCTTTATATGTATTCGCAGCAGCTGTTACAGCAGAGATTCCTTCAGATGATAACTTAATTGTACCATTTACACCACCCTCACTAAAAGGATTACCAAAATGTGAATATTCATGTGTCCTATTTAAAGTTCTCATAGTATTAACTCCATCTGTAGTATATACAGGTTGATTTTTTAATACTGTCCATTTATTTTCTAAATCTACTTTAACTTGTCTAGGTTTTTGTTCTACATTTTCAACACCCTGTAAAGTATTAATATAAACATCTGTAATAGCTTGTTTACCTATTTCATTTATCTCTCTTGTACCAATGCCAGCAAAGTTCTTAGTTAATGATGGTGTATTTACTTCTGTAAACTCACTTCCATTCCAAGTAAACCATTTACTTTCATTTTGGTCAAATACATATACAGGTTTGTTTTGTTGTATAGCCATTTCAACTGCATAACCAGTTCCTCCTTGAATAGCATCTTTTATTAAAACTCTTTGTTCTGCTTTTGGTTTACCTAAATCTGCTTTCCATACATCTCCTGCTTTTCCTATTGAACTTATAGCAAATACAGCATCAGAATTTTTAACTTGGGCCCAGTTTCTAATTAGCTTCTCTTCTTTCATTGTAGCGTATTTATAACCCCACATAGCTTTAGCTGCTTTAGCAACCATTGAAGGACCCTCAATAGCCTCTGACATATCACTAATATTTACATTACCCCTTGGTGTTTTAGTATTTAAATAGTAATGTTTATTATTTACCATTCCAAATTCTTCACCTATATAATCCCACTCTGAATCAGAACCATTAGCACCACCAGAATGATTAGTAAAATCACCCATATTAGTAGGTTCTTTTTTAATTTCTGTTTTTACTCTTGTATCTATTTCTTCAGCTGAAATTGACTTTTCTTTTTCTTCTTCCACTTTTTCAGGATTTATTAATGCATAAAATTGACCAGTAATTTCAGGAGTAAGAGTTAATTGATTTAATGGAAAGATACTTCTATTAGTTTCATCCCATTTACTATATTCTAATACTTTAAATCCTTTTCTATCACTGTATCCTAAAGTTTCAGATGCTATATATACTGGATTATTAGCAGGAGTAAAACCTATTAAACGATATGACCTTTCAATTGGGTTTCCTTCTGGGCTTTTAGCATTCTTTTTAACCCATTCTCTTGTCATACTTTTCTCACTTGGATATAATGCAAAACCATAATCATTATTAGGCAGTTTTGTATTTACCTCATTATCAAATATTTTTTTAGTTACTTGATAATCTTCTTTATTTGCTTTAAAGAAATCATGTTGAAAAACAGTATCTATTTTTCCACCCATATTATTTAACTCAATGGCTGTATCTATTATATAATCATTTAAATTATTTTTAGCAAACCATTCATATGGTATGTAACTATAGAATTGATTAATATTCATTTGAAAACCTGAGCTTAAAAATGAATATTTAATAAGCATAGTAGATAACTCAGGATTATCATTCATTAAATCCAACCAAGCTGTAGTTAAATCATTCTCTATAGATGCTGATTTTTTTCTATTACTCATACCTATAAATTTCATACCAGTCTCATTAGTTTTTATTTCTAATTCTTGGACCAATAAGTTTTTACTTACTTTTTTATAAGCATCTAATATATCTACAGTTTTAGTAACTATTGCCCATCTATTATGTTGTGTCATTTTTAATGGACCAAATCCTGACATAATATATGAATAATAACTATTCTCCAATTTTGTTGCTAATTTTTCACTTAATAAATCAGTTCCATAAATGGATTTTGATATTGCATTAAATGTATTTACAACTGTTGGGTTTGCTATTAGGAATGTAGATGGGTTTGCTTCCATTACATCTCCTATAAAATTAATAATATTTTCAGTATAAGCACCAAGTAGTGTATATTTACCATTTTTAACCAACTTAGTACTAAACCCTTTAAAATTACCCTCTTCTGCTTCATCATTATTAATTAAATTATGAATTAAATTTTTCATAATGATTAATGATGTTACATTTTTTCCATAACCAGATACATCAACCTTAGATGCATCGTTATTTTCTTTTATCTTTTTAGCTTGGTTTTGCCATTCTATAAAAGTATAGAAAATATTCATCTGTGTTTCAGGATTAGCCTTACCATTAATTTGAACTCTCAGCTCTTTTAATGATAAACTATTTATTTTAAATCCTTTTCTGCTTTTAAATCTTCCTTTAGTAACAAATATTACTTTCTTTATTTCTTCAAATTGCTCTTCAGAAACTTTAGATTTAAATAATCTAGATAATGTTTTAATTGATATATCACCTTTAGTTGATTCATAAATAGTTCTATAACTTTTAGTAACACCATTTATTGTCTTAGGTGCAAAAGATTCTAATTCTTCTACTACTTTACTTTCAACATATTTTTCTTCTATATTACCAGTATTCTTGTTAATTTTAGACTCAGCATTGGTAATGAAGTTAATATATTCTTTTATAACTGGTTGTCCTATTAATGCATTAACATAATAAGGATGAACACCAGCTCTTAATAACATAAACCCTACGTTAGCAGTTTGTGTAGTCCAGTTACCTCTAGTAATATAAGGGTCTCTAGCAATATCCACATACGCATTTAATAATGCTGAGAGTGAGTTTGCTATGTTTATTTTTTTTAGACTTTTATCACTAGTTTTAACAGTTTTATTATAGTATTCAAAATCCTCATCTGATAGTGGTTGTGAATATTCAGAGTCAAACGTTGTTTCCTCTTGACTATTCATTTTACCAATACCTAAATTATATTTATGAAAACCTAATGAAGCCATCATACCCCTTACGTGGTCAACTACAGCATTAGCAGTTTGACCTACCCCAGCTTTACCAGCAATAAATTGATATTTTAATTCAATCTCATTTATTAGATTAAAGTCAGATAGATTTGTAGATGGTGGTATAGGAAATAAGTCCTTTATATCATCTTTAATAAAACTATAATCAATTGGAGTCATTACCTCCTTAATTACCTTTGGGTTCGTTAAAACAGCTTTATAGGCTTCTATTAGCTTATTCTGTAATCCTTTTACAGAATTAGTTTCTAAATTGTTATCTTCTTTTATATATTCTAATTTACTAACAACATTATAATTAGGAATTTCTTTCTTAATATTTTCAAGTAATTTACTCTTACTATCTGAATGTAAGATAAAATTAACTAACTCATTAACATCATGATTTAATATATCTTTTACATCACCACCAAATAAGAATCTTACAATACTTTCCTCATCTAATTGTGATGAGTCTTCTACACCTAATTCATCTAATAAATCAGCTACTTTTTTACTTGTTTGTAAAAGTGTTTTACCTCTTAAGTTTGTATAAATATACTCTCTAATTTTACCAGCATTTTTATATAATGCTTTAAAACTAGGCATCATCAAATACATCTTATCAATATCAAAGTCACTACCTGTTTTAGTAGTAATACCAGTATATGTAATAATAGTATCTCCAACTTCTGCTGGTAATATACCAACTACTTCAATAGCATCATTTGATGCCAATGCTTGATTAGGAATCCTATAACTTACAATATTTCTTAGTATTCTTTGGTCTATTAATCCATCTGTATAATTATTTTCTTTTGTACCAAATAATTGTGCTGGTGTTTTTGATGCATAATCAGGAACATACTTTGCAATAAAAGAACCAGAAAGTAAAACACCACCTGGTCTAATTATTTTTCTACCTGTTTTAGATAAAATAAACTCACCATTATCATCCCTTAAGAATGTAGGCTCGTGGGTAGTGTTCATAGCCCAAGGAGTCCATATTACACCTTTTTGATTTGCTTCTTCATTACTAAACCCATAGTTAGCCATTTGAATAAATGCTCCACCATTTGTTTGTATTTTTACTAATCTTTTTAAAGATATAGATGCAAATATATTTTGTAACTTTTGTTGATAACCAGGAATACCAAATGGAGATAAACCAGATTCTAAAGCATCAATAACATTTTGTGGTGCTCTTCTAGTTTTCAATTCATCTACTAATACCTTGTTTAATCTAGCAATATTACCTATTTTATTATTGGAAGAAATACCAAATTCTTTTTGGAAACTACTTTTACCTTTATTAGATAATGTTTCTACTATTTTATTAATGTAATTTAATAGATTTTCACCATTTATTTCTTCTCCATCCATTATAAATTCTTCTGTTGGATTAAAAGCTAATCCAGCAAATATATTTTTTTGAATCTGAGAGCCAACAGCTGTATCTTTAAATGTTTTAGTTGGTAAATCTTGTTGTAATTTCCATCCACTATTTTTTAAGGTTAATGGATTTAATTTGAAGTTATCTAATACTTTACCATTTTCATCATGTGATTTTGTAGGTAGGTTAGACCCAACTTTAATACCTTGTCCTGTAATTAATTCATCTATATTATCAGTCACCATTTGGTCTGCTAATCTTTTAAGGCCAGGATTATTCTTAACTAATTGTGGTAATAAGACAGCTTGTGAGTATTTTAAATAAGTAGGCACACCATTGTTAATTTCAAAGTACACTCCTTTTAATGGTTGTGCTGCTCTTTTTAATTCATCAACAGTAAATGGTTCTTTATTTATTTGCATTAATTTATCAAATACAATATCATCTATATTAGCCCATTTTCCTAAACCTTGTTTTAAAAATTTCCAACGTTCAGGAGTTATCCAAGCTTGTGCATCTGTAGAATCAATACCATCTTGTATTACTTCACCTTTTTTATCTACTTTTCTTTCATAGAATTTTCCAATAGTTCTCCATTCTTTTTCAGTAAATAACTCTTTTAAGTTTTCATTAAATGGAGAGGTAATTAATACATCTTCTATAATAGCAACATTATATGTTTCTTGGCCTTCTTTTAAATATAATTGTAAACCATCAGTGTATGTTGCTGGGATACGTTTCTTATAGTCAACCATATTTTTATAATAAGCAACATCTCCAGAGAACATTTTTGAATACTCTATTTGAGATATTAACCCATTTACATAAACATCACCTGCCAACTTTAAACCAGTAAGTTTACTACCAGCATAAGAATCCCATATTTCAGAATCAAATCCTTTATTAACCTCCTGGCCTAATGAATTAAGTGTTACTAAACCTATATTTCTTATTTGTTTATATGTATCAAGAATATCTTGACTTACAGTTTGATTTATTACTTTTAAAATATCTTCTTTAACAACATCTAAATCCATATCTATAATAGTTCCATCTTCATTATAAAGACTGAAACCAGATTCAACTGCGTTAAAATTCTCAAAGTTTAAACTGTTAAATAATTGAAATTGTAAACCATTAGCTCTTTTGTCTCCATTTAAATGGTAGAACATTCTTAATTTACTAGAGTCATTAGTAGCTTTAGCTAATGCTAATTCTTCTTGTACAACTTTAATACGATTAAACTCTGACTTAACGTAGTTATATAATATTTCTTGGGAAGGTTCACTTATTATTGCTTTCCCATCTACAAATTTAGTGTTACTATCAACAACCATTCCTTTAGTTAACTCAAATTGGTATTGAGTACTTTTATCTGCTGGAGTTGCTGTATTTATATATGATTTGCCACCTACTTTTTTATAACTTAACATTTTATTATAAATGTCTGCAAAAAAGTCATTCATTGAGATAGATTTATTATCTTCTGCATTTTTTGCATCACCCATTTCTTGTAATGAGTTAAATACAACTAAATCAAAGTCTTCTATTCTTTGTTTAGAGACTCTAATTTGTTCTTCTTCTGATACATTTAAATCCAATCCTAAAAGGTATTGCATATAAAATGAACCTTTAGTGTATGGGGTAGATTTATAATAAGTTAATAAAATATTTCTATCTCTTTTCCATTCTTTAACCCTTGTAGATAAATAAGATGGATATGAATATAACCATTTAGATTTACCTGTTGAGAAAATAGAAGCATCTGAGCCATCTTTTAAATAAAAAGAATGTGCATTTGCTAATACATTAAATTCATTTTGGTCATCAAATGGATTTATATTAAAGTTATTTAAAGATTTTACAGTTAATTTATCAATAAAGAAAGTAATAGAATTTATTAATTTAATTAACTTTTGTACTCTCTTATCATTATCTACTTCTATGTTACTTAAGTTATCTAAATAATGGTCAAATCCCTCAGGTGTTGTAATAACACCCATACTCTCTAATAATTTTCTAACACTAAGTGTAGAGGCATTTAAATTATTTTCATTTGGTTTAATAGTCTTAAAATCACTAGCAAGGTCTTTTAGCCCTTTAAGTGATGTACTATTAAATAAATTATTTACAGCAAATAATTGTATAAAATTATGATTCCAATTATTTTTTATAAATCTATTTTTACCACCTACATTAGATAAGTTTTGTACACTATGAACTATAATATTCTTTTTTCCAATTGCCTCTCCAGTTAATGGGTCAACATCAGCTACTTGTTTAACTTCATATATAGTTCCTATAAAATTGTTTTTATGTAAATTAAAAGCTTGTACAAACTCAGCTTTTAAATAAGGACTCATATCTTTTAATAAAGGAATTAAATCCTTTAAGTATTGTTTCTTACCAGATAATGTAGAAAGTTCTGTAAGATACATTTCAAATAAATCTTCTCCAACTAAACTTGTTTTGTCTGTTAAATTAGCTAATAATGTTCCATATACATCATCAAATGAACGTAACTCTGGTTCTAAAAATAAAGGGTCAAGATTTTCAGTATCAACTAATAATGATAATCTTAATTTTATATTAGCCGATATATTATCTTTAGTACTTTTTTCAAAGGATGCTTTATCATATGATGCACCTCTTTCTCCTTCTTCTTCATCTAACATATCTTCCACTTCAGTAGTTTCCTTGTACACAAGTTTTAACTCTCTGAAGTAATTCTCAACATGTTTTACCCACTCATCTATATTATCTAAAGATTGCTCTAGTATAACAGCATTAATACGTCTAGTCATATCAGGACTAGCCTTTAACTCTATTACTTTTGACTTTATTTTATTTTCAATACTAGTTCTTAAATTAACTAAATTCTCAGTTACATCAAAGTCATTAAAGTTATCACCAATTCTACTAGATACAAAATTTAAAGCTAGTCTTTTAGCAGTAGACCTAATTACTTCATTACTAAATCTAGTGTTTAATTTTCTATCTGTAATTGGAAAATATACTTTTATATTATTTTGATTAGTGTAGTAATATTTACCATACTTATTATCAAATTCTAACTTAGGTTCACCATTATCATCTACTCTTCGTTGATTAACTTCTCTTTCAAGAAATGGTTTTTTAAAGTCTTCTTCTAAATCTATTGCTTTATTATTATCATCAGTAGCAAATTCTTTTAAGAAAGTACCATTTGTTTTAAAATAGTCATAATACTCCTTAGTTAAATCTTCATTCTTATTTGTTATATTATTAAATATAGTATTAAATAATATAGAATCTTGTTTATTTTCTAATTTTATTGTACAACTCATTATTATTTACATTTTAAAAGTAGTGTAGCTATATTTAATTTTCTTTCTTCAGCCATAATTCTTATAGCTTCAAATTTTTCTGCATTAGTTTTTTTCCCCATAATATTATTATATATATCACTTCCTAATTGTAGGTGCCCAAGATTAGATAATTCTATTATGATTTTAACTATAACATCATCTGTAACCTCAATTGTATCTGTTGTAATATTTTTTTGTTTTAACTCCTCAACTACTTTTGATTCAGTAGTATTTGGAACTTCATGCAAAGGTACAACTTTTTCTTGAAATTTCCTAATTTTTTCAGGTTTATTTTCTTCTAAAGTATCCCAATTAACCAAATTTTGTATAGCTGTCCCAATTGGACTTGAAGATAATATTACTGTTCCTTTTTCATTTGTAATTACACCATTACCATTTACAATAGCTACAGTATACTTTTTACCTTTATATGTAATTTCTTGTGATGGTTCTAAAATATCTTCAAAGTTTTCTTTACCTTGTTCTTCTTGTAATTTAAGTTCTTTTTTTCTAGCTACAGGAACAGTATCTATTAACTTACGTTCTTCAGCAGTAAAATCAGTAAAAGGTCTACCATTAGGTTTAACCATTTCTCTTACTAAATCTTCTGCTCTAATAGTTTCAATATTACTTTGGTTTTCTGCATCTGTTAACTTTCTAGGTCTTTTTAATTTTTCTTCTAAATATTTATCTACATCATCTCTAGTAAGAAAATATTCTTGATTTTTACCATCAATAGTATATCCACTTTTATCAGAATATTGAATTAACATTTTATCTACAGCATTTATACCTACTCTAGATTCCATAACTTCATCCATTAATCTTATATAATCTTGAATTATATCATCAGGAATAGATTGTAATATACTATTAGCTAATTCAGCTATATTATCAGAATTTATTTGACTTACTACAGAATCATTAATATTTATTCCTTCATTTAATGTTCCTCTTATTATATTTAATAAATCTGTTAATTTTCTTATATCTTCCCCATTCTTTATACCAGCTTTTAATAAATCTTGTAATTGTTTTATTTTGTTTTTAAGTAAAGGTTCTTTTGTTTTCCAATGTTTACTTAATAATTCAGTAGGTGTGAAAGATTTATTATTAACAAAATCTACAACTTTATTAATAAGTAAATCTATATTAGACTTAGAATTTATAATAATAGGTATAATTTCTGTTTTAGCACCTCCAGATACATTTACTTTATCTGAATTAAGATATATACCAGAGAATCCTTGAAAGGTTGGTGTAAACTCACCAACAACTGCATTTGTATTTAATATTTTATTAGATAATAAATATGTTAAATAATTATCATTTGTTTCAATTGTTGCTTTGGTAGTACTCCCCTTTTTAGGTTTAATATTTATATTATATCTTTTATTATTTTGTAACCATTGAGAAAAATGCTCCTTATTAAAATCTTTTGCATTTTCTATAACTTTCCCAGTAGTTTTAGAATTACCATACACAAAATTAGATACACCTTTTTTCTTAGTACCAGTAAATTTAACCCTACTCTTAGTACTCTTACTCATATCCCAAATTAAGAAATCTACTATATCTTTTAAAGTAACATCATTGAATGGTTTACCAATCAACTTTATCTCTTCTGCAAAAGTTTCTTTTATTTGTTTAATTAATTCAGGATTTTTAATCTCTGATAATGTTGTAGATTTTTCTACTGTATCATTTTGTAATCTTAATTCATATAAACTTGCCAATAAATCAGCATCTGTTTTATTTATTTTTTGAATATTTAACTTTAATGGAAACTTAAATCCATTAGCCATAGGAATTATCATATATATCTCCCCAGCAGTATTAGTCTTATCAAAATAAGGATATATAGTACCATCTATAAATTGTAGTTGTCCTAAAGCATTTACAAATCCTAATCTTTTCTTTACTTCTCCTACTCTTCTTTCTTGTGAAATTTTATATAAGAAATGTAAATCAAGTACAGAATTTTCAGCTACTTTGCCATCTACTTTACCATCTACTTGTAATTCTCCAGCATATTGGCCTTCTATTTCTCCAGTAATTTCTTCTATGGAACTCTTTGCAATTAATGCATTAACAATTTTAGTTCTTAGTAATTTAGAGGAGTTATCAAATTTATTAGAAGTTCCATTTGATGTATATTTTGTATGTATAGGTGCTTGTTGTTCTCCTAATACTACATTTATAGGTAAATAGTTAATAAGAGTATCTATTTCTTCTTTGGTTAAAGTTTCACCAGCTACTAATCTATCATAGATTTTTACTGCTTTATTCCAATTAGCTTTACTAGTTTTTACTATACTACTATCTGTTGGTACAACCTCACCAGAAGTTCTATTAACAGCAAAGTTAACAGCAACTCCTTTCTTATTTCTTGGGTCTTGTTCTAAAGATATAAATTTATCATCTACAAATGATAATTTAGTTTTCTTTACTCTATCATATGATAAAATAGGAGTACCATTACCTCTTTTTAGTTCATCTCCAGTTTCATTATTCTCATTTGTCTTAGGTATAAGTTTATCGTGATTATCACTACCATCTGTATTAAACTCAGATTCAAGATTAACTTCTACTTCTTTTGTTACTTTTTTATTTATAACCACAACAGCACCAGTCTCCATTACTTCTAATGTAATGGTGGTAGCTGTAATATCATCAGGAGATGCTAAAACAATATGATTATATAAATCAGACTCATCAAGTTGACCATTAGAATTATTTATTAATTCTTGTGAGATTGGAACTAATTCCCCAACATTGTAATTTGATACAATTTCTTCTATATTATCTTCAGCTTCCTCTTCTTCTACCTCTTTGTTTTCTTTATTCTCATTAGTAGTTTCTTTCTGTTTATTTGCTTGTTCAACACCTTTTGCTGTAATCTCATCTTTTAATTGTGCTTTTTTAGCAGCTACAGCCACTTTTAAAGCTTTGTCCGCTACAGTATTAGTATAAGTAATGTTATCTAACTCTTCTGGTGTTTTAGCCTCTGAAATCTTCTTTTGTATTGCTTCAATTTTAACTTGATTAGCAGCTTCTAATGCTTTCTCTAAGTTCTCTCTATCTTTTACTTCAGCAGCAAATGTTTTTTCATGATTAACTTTATTCCAAAATTCATTATCTTGTTTATTTACTTCTTCCAAAGTAGCAGTAAATTCCGCTATATCATCATTTAATTCTTTTATTGCAAAGTTATTTTTACTAAGTTCTACCCCAGTATCACTCAGTAAATCTAAGTCTACAGGTAAACCAAGGGACATTAATAAATTAGACCTAGTTGTTTTTGTTTTATCTATTTGTTCTTCATAGAAATATTTTGCATTCTTACTACTTATATATGTAGATGCTAATTTATTATAAAATCTCTTTTTATCATCAGCAGTTGCATTTTCATTTTCTAATTTTACTAATGCTGGTGCAAATTGACTAAAAGTATTAAAGTCTTGTGATAATTTTTCAGCTCTTGATAATATAGTTTTAGAAATATCCTCTACTTCTTTTTTTTCTTTTAAAGCAACTTCTTCAATAGTTTTTGATTGCTCAAAGTATTGATGTAGAGCTGTTAATCCTAATTCATCATTAAATATAAAATTCTTGATTAATTCCCCACTAACAAAAGCACGCATACTTTCTATAGTCTTTTCATCTCCTGATGCTATTGCTTTATCATAATATTCAGATAAGTGTTCAGATAATCCAATTGCTTGAGCTTTATCTTTAAATTTCTTTGGGTCTAAAGTTCCATCTTCTTTATGAACATCTCCTGTAAATATTTGATAGAAACTATCTAATTTAGCCAGTTCTGGTAATAAATTATTTAAAGCTTTAGATTCTTGATTCTTTTGTAATATATTAGTTACTACTTGCATAGGTCCGCCCATCATTGAACCAAGCAAAACTGCTTTTTGGCCTTCTACACTAGTAATCATATCTATATAAGCTGGTCCTAAATCCCCTAATAAATCAAATTGTGATTTTAATGTATTTAATACACCTTCTCCTCTTTGTTCACCTTTAACTGCTCTATTCACATGATATTCTTCCGCAACAGATTGCATACCTTCCTCAAAGAAACCTTCTCTTAAAGAACCTTTTCCAAAAGTTTTAGCCCCTTCTCCAACTTTACTTAATAAAGATTTAGTTGGCATTGTAGTTAATACTTTACCAGCATCATCTACAATATTACCCGTAGCTTTATTTAAACCTTTACCCCATAGCATTTTTGCCATAATTAAGTTGGGAACAGCAAGAATAGTTACATTTGATATAAATACATCACGCATAGCTTCTCCCTTACCAATATCAAAATCTTCCTGAGATATTTCACCACTATCTAATTTTGGTTGCATCCTTGCTACATAACTATCTCCAGCACCTTTTGCCTCTGCGCCTGCTTCAAATATTGTATTAGCAATTGCAGCAGAGGTAACATTTATAGAACCTGGAGTAACATTAATTTTTCCTAATACTGAAACAGCATCATCTACTTTAGAACCCATAGCACCAATTTTATTTACACCTGCAAATAATTTAGCACCTATACCCATTTTATTAATAATAGCACCAGGAGCAAACATAGCTAACATATAACCAAGACCGTCCGCACCTTCTTTTGCCCAAAAATCTATGGATTTAAAATTCTCCCATATATTACCATTTTCAACTGCCTTTTTAACATATACAGGAAGTAATTCAGTATTAACTGTTTCATTTAGATTATCAAGACTTTTAATCCATGAATTATTAACTGCTGTTTCAAAAAACTGATTATTTTCACTGTCAAATATTTCTCCAATACCTCCTATAATTGTACCTCCTATTGTTGGAACCATTTTTAAAACCTCTATACCAGCTTTAGTAATAACTCTACCAGTCCCACTTCCTAATTTAGATAACCAAGGTTGTCTTTGCGCTCTATTTTCTGATATTAATTCTTGAGAACCAAATGAATCTTCTTTACCATCTTGATTTAAACTAACATTTGATAGTAGACCAACATCATATTTACTTTTACCATAGTCTAAACCCCTAACTACTTCTGTAGAAGGGGTTCTAGATGTTTTAAATTTTTTAAACCCTGGTTGTTTTAATATACCAATGTCAAATTTAGCATCATAACTATTTAATAATTGTTCATCATCCATTTTATTTCTTCTTTTTTGTAGTTCTAGGAATTGCACCATTTGCATTCATAAAGAAATCTTGTAATTGGTCTTCTGTTAAAAGTGTTGGAGCCCCAAAATTTCCATCTTCATCTTTTTGATTTATCATATAAGACATTTCTTGACCACCTTGATTAACTCTATTAGTTAAATATACTACTTGTGTATTAGAAGGTTTTCCATTGGGAAGTGGTATTGTGTATGGTATATCTGGTAATTTATTAGTATTAACAAAAGTGTCATTAAATTCAGTATCAGCAGCATATTCAGGTGAGTTTAATTCTGTAGCATCCCTACTAACTAATATAGTTTTTAATTTTCCATCTTCGGCTCTGTATTGCATTTTTAATGGAGAAACAAATAACTTTTTATTTTGTTGTGTTCCGTATTTATCAGTATTAAAATTTTTTGGACTATAATAACCAGAGTAAGTTAAAGTTTTGAAATTCTTTTTAATTTCATCAGGTAAATCTTCATAAGACATTACCTTTCCATCTATAGAATATTTTCTACTTTCAGGATTAGCTTGTACAAGGTCTGCAATTTCAGCTCTAGTTGTTTTAGTAGCCCCTACACTTCTATCACCATATGTTTTTACAAAATCATCTGTTATTATGATATCTTGCCGTTGTATTGATTTATTAATATTATAATAATCTCTTACAGTTTTAACACCTAATTTAGAATATGGGGATATACCTTGTAAAGCTTTGTTATTTTGTTGTAAAGCTTTAAATATTTTATCATACTCTATTCGTTCTTTAGCACTTAATTGATTTGTAATACTGGCAGGTGTAGGTGGTTCTGTACTGTTTGTAACAACTAAAGCACCATTTATATCTTGTACTGTTCTTTTAGGAGCTACATTTACTCCACCTAATACATTATCAAGTTTATTAACAACAGCACTAGAATATACTTCTACACTTGAATCTTGGTCATACTCATATCTAAGTGGAGATACACTATCAGTATTAACACCTAATTCTGCTGGAGATTTATACCCAGATATTTCAGAACTTGTTTGTTTTGAATAAGCTTGTTTTTCAAACACTTTATTTAATCCTTCAACTTCTTGTAAAGCTTGTGCTGGAGTTTTTCTTTGTTCTACTAAAGACCTACCAATTTCAGAATTTGGATTATTAATTTGATTATTAATATAATCAACTGCGTATTGTAAATTATCTATATTAGAAGAATATGCTGTTTTAGCACCTTTTGTTAATATATATTGTCCTGGATTATTTGGGTCATTTGTTATAATATTAGAAGTTAATGAACCTATATCACTAGATTTTACACCAGCCTTAACAAATAAATCTTGTAATTTATCAGTAACATTAATATAATTTGGACTATATCGTTCTTGTATATTAGTTATATTACCTGTTGCTGCAAATTCATCAGCATATTTCTTTTCTACATCTTTCCAATTCTCAGCTATAGCATCTGCAGGGTATCCTAATTTAGTTGCATTAGCAATATAACTTGCTTTATTAAGTTCTAAAGTCTTTTTAGCTGTTTGTATTTTACCTAAAGTACCTGTAGGACTTATAGCTTGTTGGTACTCTTTATTAAGTCTTATAAAATCAGTTTTTGATGTTGGTGAGAACCCCTTAGTAGCTAAATCTTCTGCTTGCTTACTCATTTTAGTGTATAATTCAGCTTGTTTTTGTTTTGCTACATCACTATGTATAAGTAATGGGTCTATTTGAGCCAATTGAGTTTCTATACCCGCTCTAGCTTCATCTAATTGATTATGTTGCCCTCTCATATAAGAAGGAGCAACCATTAGTTCCTGTAATGTACGAGGTGTATATCTAGCAGGTTGTATATTTGTATAACGATTCACTGTTGCCATTCTTATTTACCTTTTTTAGTTTTATCTCCTCCTATTAAATCTTGTACTTGTTTCCAAACATCAGAAGTAGATATTTGTTTTCCATCTTTATCAGTGTAATATTCACCAGTCCATTTGTAACCAAACATTTTTTGAACCATTTTCTTATCCAAATGTTCTTTACTAATCTTCCCAACATCTTCAAATAATGCTGATTTAAGGTTAGATTTAGTAGTTTCAAATGCAGCTTTGTCTCTTGCAGACCTATCTAAGAAATCTCTATCTAATTCTGCATTTACTGTATCTCCTTGTTGTTTAAATTGTTGTCCTTTTGCAGACTCTCCAGCTTTTATCTGGTCTATACCAGACATTATTGCAGATTGCCCTTTTAATTTATTTAAACCAGCAGCTTGTAAATTAGTTTGTAAATTACCAGCATTACCTGTGGCTCCTTCAGTAAGAGCCCTCTCAGTATTTTGTTGGTTTAGTATATTTAATTCTCTAGCTTCATCTGGATTATATTCTTTATAAACACTATCTAATCTTGTTCCTCTTTGTGTAGGAGATTTCTTTAAATTCTTTAACTCTAATAGATTACTAGCTATTGGAGCAAACTGTCCAATGTTAGCTGCATTTTCATATGTCCAATCTAAAGCTCTTCCTGCTAATGTTTTATTTTTAAAGTCTGGAATAGTTGGTCCGCTTCCAAAGTTTAAATTAGATGTATCAGGTTGTGTTTGTTCTGCATAATTATTTAATGTAGTTGGAGTTTGCCCCCATACAGAAGGATTAAATAATTTCTCATCTGTTGGAACTAATGGTTTACTTAAGTCACTATAATTATAATTACCTTTACCATCTCTAAATCCTCCTGTTCCTAACTCTCTTACAACATGTCCTGGTTTTTTTCTAATATTACCACTCATTATGCCACCATAAGCAAAATCACTTTGTCTAAGTTCAGCATTTTGTGAACCAACAAATCTTTGATTAGCAATTTCCATTTCTTTCTTTCCACCACCAAAAACAGAACCAAGTAAATCAGCACCTCCTTTTACAATAGCCATAGGGTCACCTGTAACAATACCTTTTCCTAAATTTACAGCTCCTCCAATTCCTTTAGATAATTTATCTTTTTTGAATTGATTAATATCATAATGTTGGTCTCCTTTTACATTTACATTTGGTTTTCCAAATATATCTTGTCCAGCAGTTAATAAACTCTGAGCAGCTCCTCCTATATTTCCTATACCTGCACCTACTTCTGGAGTAGCACTACTATTAGGTCCAATACCAGTATCAATAGCTCCATCTGCATTCCACATTTGTTGTGCTTCACCACCATAAGCCATTTGTCCTTCTTGTGGTTCCATAAATTCACTCATTCCTTCAGGAACTTGCCCATCCATTTGGTCAGGTATTTGTTGAGATTGAGTTTTAATAGCTTCTTGCATCTTAAGGAACTCCTGTTTTTTCATTATAGATTTAAGTAATGCCTCTTTAGTAGCTATTGAGGCATTATCATTTCTACCTTCAAACCTCTTCATTACAGAAGCAGATTCATCAGCTATAGTATTACCTTTTACCCAAGCTGGTATATTGAATTGTTTATTTAAATCTTGTGTCATCTTATTATTTTTTAAATACACCACTTGATGTTATTCTGTTTGAAAATATATATTTCCCCATATCTCTGAAGTTAAATGAGGTCTCACCTTGTTCTACTGAAGCTTTAGGTCCTAACATAACTCCACCATTTGGGTTAGTTTCGTGCCTTCCACCTACACCATATGATGAAAAAGAGCCACCATATAAAGCTTGTCCTATTGAGCCACCATAAGCAGCCATATTATTATTTATATTGCCTTGATTATTACTAGCAACAGTATTTAATATTTCTTTTAACTCCTCTGGTTTATAATATCTTGCTGTTTTACTAGTTTTTTCATCCTGCATTAACCTATTAATCATTTCATCATCTATAGGTTGTCCTGGAGTTACATTTAAAAATTGCCTCATTTCCATAATACGAGGATACAACTCACCATTTTGCCCCATATACTCAGCTTGTTTAATTGCTCCTCTTCCATTAAATTGACCAAATTCAGAATTAGCTGCTTCACTAGTTGTATTTCCTGGATATTTATTTCTTAGAGATTTAAGTGGCCCATTGTTCTTCATTAGATACTTAGAAAGATTATTACTTATGTCTTCTGTTGCGTGTGTATATTCATGAGTAGCTGTTCCTATAGTTGGATTACCAAAGTATTCTATATTACTATTTTGGTATCTTCCAGTAGTTCCTGGTACTTCACCTTTAATCTCTGACGTTGTATTTTTTAAATTTGTTAAACCTTTTTTAAATACTTCATTATCTATTCCTAAATTAGTTTGTGAAGTAGTAGGTTCACCAGACATATTTGCTCTATATCTTTTTCTAGTTTCTGGATGTGTCATCCAATTAGTAACAAAATCTTTACCTTGTTGTACATTATCTTTTTTAACTGGTGGGTCAATTCCACCACCATAAGCATACATGCCAATAGGAGCTTCCTCTTTAGTAGCAAAAGGTCTGCCAAATACTTCAGTATCTCTAACAAATGGTTTTGGATTTATATCTTCTAAAGGAGTATATGTACCTTTAAAATTTTCTATTCTTTCTTTTCTATGTTTTCTTGGTCCAGACCAATGGTAATTAGCCCAAAAATCTGGAACTGTTTCTTTTCCAGACATTACATTAGCCAAATCTGCTCTAGGATGTTCCCTCATATTACCAAGATATAAAATATCTTGTTGTTCAGGTGTTAAGGTAGTTGCGTCTAAAGATTCTCCTTGAGTAGATTTCTCTAACCATTTTGGTATAGGATTATTATTTCTAGTATAATAATCTTTTAATCTTCTAGCTGCAGTAATACCACCTTTATTCTTACCAACTTCAAATTGATATTTACCTCTTCCTGGGCCACCACCTACTTGTTTTTGTGTATGTGATAAGGAACCACCAGTTTCATGATTGGCAATACTATTAAGTAAGTGGAGGTACTGTTTTTTAGTACCTCCCTTTTCTTTTATTAACGCCTCTATGAGTTTGTTTAGTTCATTCATATTTTACAAATATACGAAATAAAATTTATTATTCCAAGTTAATTAAGATATATTATATAATAAAATATATTATATGTTATATTATACAGTATATGAGATTGTAATATCATGCAAAATTAACTTATAATTCGATGTATTATCTAATTCTAATTTTAAGAAAATCCAAGGATTTCTTATTCTATTTCTACCATCTCTAGGTATCTCTGCTTTCCATTCTCTAAACTTACGTCTTAGGTTTTTATCTCTACCTACTACTAAAGGAATTTTACCAGAGTTTTGATATTCACTATAAGCTTGTATACTTGTTAATGTTTTATCTGGTTGGTCTATATCTTTTAAGTATAACTCTGAATTAAAAAATACAGAATCAAATACACAAGATATATCACTTTCTGGATTTACTTGTAGTATAATATAACTTGGTGCATATTCTCCATAGAAATGGTTGTATAATCCTTTATTATGTTCATAAATAGTAGGTGTTGTATTACTAGGGATTGAAATAAGCCTCTCTCCTTTATTAATATACATAGAAGGATTATATACCTTCAAATCTACAAACTGGTCTAATAACTCATTAAAACATCTTGTAAAGGATTTATCTCCTTGTAAAAACGTAAAGTATACGTCATTATTATAATTATCTTTTCCAAATAGAACTCCAGTACCTAATATCGGGTTATCTTTTCTTAAAGTTGTATAATCATAATTATTATTAAAGTATGTATGAAATCCTTTAGTATCTGTTAATGACATACCAACAGCGTCTGGAACTCTACCTATGCCTTTATTAAGTGCATCATAATAATAGATACCTCGTTTAGTACTTGTAATACCCCATTTATTAATACTACCAGAACTAGTTGTTAAATAATTATAATTATATAATACACTACCAGTTCCTAATTCAATCCCTACACCATCATTAGCTTGGATTTGAACTCTAGGATTAATAATAATTTTAGATATAGCCTCATCCTGAAATGCATATACCTCATCATTAAATGACATTATGTTATTAATAGGTCCAAATTTACCATTTAAATCTAATACTTCATTTTCAAGTATATCTGTCCAACTATCAATAGATTCATTAGGAATTTTAAGTTTAGTAGCTTGTACTCTTGTATCAAAGTTTTCAACTCTTCTAAATGTAGATTCTAAATTTGTAGTTTTAATAAGAGTTGGTTGTTGACTATAAACTCTATTATATTCATGATATTCATTGTAGGTAGGTTGAAATCTAGAGTCCCACGTAGAAGATGATAAATCATTTCTATTCTTTAAATCTACAGTAGTCTCTAACTTAACTGATACTATTTCACTTAATTGTACTACACCTGTAGAGTATACTTCTACATCTGTTTTACCTATTCTTAAGAATTTAAATGTTTGTACATAAGTATCTCCTGCATTATCTATAGTTACTTCACTAGTTCCTATATCAGTATAAGTACCTATTTGTAAATATTTTGTTCTTCTTTTATCTTCATATGAAATACCACTATATATACCACTAAAATAAATATCATTTAATGGTCTAATAAATTCAGTTACTAAAATAGAAGAGGTATTATTTATACCAGACTGTGTATATAAATTTTCCATCAAAATACGATTATATGATGGTATATCTTCATTATCCCCTCTATCTAATACAAATGTATAATTTTTAGCACCATAAGAATTAATACTAATAATAGCTCTTGATAATTCACCATCTTTAACAAAACTATCTTCTCCATCAGATAAAAATCCTTCTAATGTATTTGAATAAGTATATTTAGAATTATTATTATAAACAGTTCTACCTTGTCCCCTAACAGTTAATTCTGGGCTTCCATATATATTATATATTTTAGAAGTTGGAGAATTTATAAATGTTGTAAATTCCCTAATATATTGATTAAATGTTAAATCAACATCAGGAGTTGAACCATTTGGGTCTGAAATCATACCCCTATCAACAATACTCAATACACTACCATTAAGTGATAAATTTGAACCACCTGATGCATGTGGGCTTAATTTATTTAAAGCCTTTCCTTCAACAGCCACAACTTTTGAAGCTATAATTCTACGTTGCCCCCACCATGCATTATATGTATTTTGTAATCCACCAACTACTCTTAGTTGTGTAGAAGTACTAAGAGATACAGAATCAAACATTATCTCAGGAGAATACATTTGATACATAGCAGTATATTGATATACATCAGCTGCCCTTTGTGATGGGCTATATTGTACCTCTGTAAAAAAATTATTTGTTTTACTACTGTTAGCAGCACCAGCTTGCATTACTGCTAAATGTAAATTTGGTTTTAAAGGAACAACCTCTTCAAATGTACGTAATAAGAAGTTTGGTATTTTAACCTGTACATCACTATCATTTCTTTTTTCTGGAACAGTGTATAGTGTAGCACCTTGGCTATCTCTTGGAGAACTTATCATCATACCACCTATAACTCCTTGACACATAATAGTTCTATCATTAAGTGTTCTATCTGCTCTAATTACAGTATATCCTACTGGTTTTTCACTTTCAGAACTAAAGTTATAACTATTTAACCAAGTATAAAAAGCTGAAGTTAAATTAACTTTTATAGTATTATAGTTACCTTGTAAGTTACCACTAGGCATCTTGTAGTCACAAGTCCATTGTGGTAATGAAGTTTGTCCTAGATTATTGTAGAAGGTTATACCAAACCTATAAATTTCTCTGTCTTTTAAGAGTCTATACTCTTCTGGTTTATCTAATGATTTTTGTACTATTTCTAATTCTATAAATTTACCAGTTGCTCCAAGTATTGAAGAATTGAATTTATATTTTAAACCATCATAATCTAAATTAATAGCATCATGATTTGTAGGTACAATAAAACTATTAGTAACAGTTAATTTACTTCCACTAGTTATATTTGTAGTTGGGTTAAGTACAATATCCTTATATATATTTGTAGTTTGTGCATTCAATCCAAATGAGTATGCTCTACAATCTAATTCTTTAGGTAATAGAAACTCACTTGATTGTATATTAGCCATAAACAATCTATTATCTTTTGATTCTATATGTTTTGGTATTATAGGATTTGAACCTAAAAATATTAATTCTTCTAAAGTTAGAGAACTTATTGTACTACCATCATCATATAGTAATAATGAACCATCAGCATCTATTTCTTTTTCCTCTATTAAACTAATAGATGGTATCTCACCATATGATGTATATTTAATTGCATATACTCTAATGTAGTCATAAGATGAATCTATATTAGCTATTTCTATAATAGGAATAGCACCAACAACTTCATTTAATGCACCACCACCAAGATTATTACCTTTATCTAAAGATACTAATTCTGATAATGGACTTAATTTTGTCTGTGAGGAATTTAATCTAAATAAATTATATGCATATTGAATCATCCCAGCAGTATGTGTACCACCAGAAACAACATCTTTAATTATAGGTTGCGAGAAATCAACAGTACCAACGAAGTTAATACTTGAAGAAGAGATATCAATAAGTGAATCATTCCCTTCTATTGATGTATGATTTAAATTTATTGCTCTAATTTGTTGCTTTCCATCTACCCAATAAACTTTCTGAATGTTTTCATTTTCATAATTAAATATTGCTTGTATTGGATTATTAACAGAAAATGATAAATGTCTTACATATATTAACTCTAAATCATATTCACCTGTTAATACATTATTAAGTCTCCAAATACAATCCATACCAGTATTACTAGTAGAAAATATAATAATAGCATCTCTAGTAGTAGTATGTCCAATTATAATATGTTCATTGGTATATCTAGGTAATAAATCAGCATCTAATTGTGTATCTATTTCCCCACTAGTAGTAAACAAAATAGATTTAGTACCATATTCAATTGTACCAGCTTTTGCTGGTGTAACTAAATCATTGATACCAAATATAGTAGTTGCTGGTAATGATATAATTAACTCTGTGCCTTTTTCATTAGTTAATTCTCCAGTAGATTGTGTATCTGTGGAGGTTATTCTAATATGTTGAGCATCAAAATAATATTGAAATGGATGTTTGGATTTAGCTATATCTTGATTAGCTCCACCAAATGTATATTTTACTTGTTTATTTGCCATAGCATTAAGAAAATTTTCTAATTTGTTCCTTAGCACCACTGCCTTTATAGAAATTATTGTGGGCTTGTGTATTAATTATTAATCTATTAATAGTATTCATTATACTTTCTAAATGGTCTATTCCTGATAGTTTCATAGAAGTATCAGCACCACCCATATAGAAATGTCTTTTTTGTTCTATATAATTAAATGCTTTATCAGTTATTTTACCCATAATCCATATAGGTTCTAAAAATCTATGTAGAATGTAATATTCTATTGCCATAGATAATTTAGCATCATCTGGTATAAGAGGATATCCATCTTCATCTACAATTAATGCTTTATAACTTATTTGTACATTACCACTAGGGACAGATAGATACATAATACCTTTTTGTGTAGTATACGTATATTCACCTACTAATTGTTTACCTTCTTCATTTTCACCACATTCTATAGCCATATGATAAATATCAGTAGCATGTCTTAATGCAATAGCACCAGTATCATAACTATTAGGATTAAAGACAAGTCTAGCACCTCGTATTGTTAATAATTCAGATGGTAATGCAACTTTATAATTTGATATAACTAAAGGAGGATTAGTAACTTTATCTTCAAAGGATAAAGGTGCTCCTAGCAGTCTTAAAACTTCTATAGCATATTCAGCCGCCTCCTCATAAGATAAGTCTGCTGCTAATGGGTTCCTAAGAACTTTCCATAGTATTGTTTTAAGCGATATTGTTTGGCCTGAATTCATAATTTTTATTTTTAATATAATAAGAAAGCATCGAAGTTATCTTTATTTGGGTCTTTAATCCTTGTGCTAAGAGCTCTTTGAAACTTTCTACTTGGTTTGAATTTATATAAACTTTTATATTTTACTTTAGATTTAAATTTCTTACAATATATTCTGAACACATATCCAGAAGTATGTGAATTATTATATCTAACTAATATCTTTTTTTCTTTTGCCTCATTATCTTTATTCCATAAGTCATTTGTGGCTTTCCAATCTATAGGTACATTATTAACAAGTTTACCATTTACTATCCTAGGTTTTCTTTTATCTTTCTTGATAAATATTTCTAAACCCAAAAAAGGTATATAGAATATAAGATTATGTTCAATAACCAATTCTATTATACCTGAATTAAAATCTGTAAGTATTTTATTAAAAAGTACAGCAGTTGTTTTATTGTTATACTTTTTATTATAATATTTATAATAATCACCTATCCCGTAATCTCCTTTGAATTTATGTATTCTTTCCAAATTAATCTGTACTATCGTTTACTTTATCTTCTGGTACTTGAACTGAACGTAATAAATCTTTAATTATTTCTTCTCTTATTAAATCTATATAATGTGGTTGCAAGGGGTAGTCAGATGTTTGTATATCATAACAAGGAACTGCATCTTCACAACAACAAGTAGAGTATGCACTAAGACTAGTTGGGTCCTCAAATACTCCAGTTACTGTTATACAATCTAATAATTTATAATCTTCTGATTTACTATATGCATATATATAATTATCTACATCAATGAAAGCATATATAGCATTAGGAAAAGGAGCATTTTCTATAAAAGGTGCCCTATCTTTTTCTATAAAACTAAAAGGTATACCAATTCTATTAACTGGTTTTACTTTTGATATAGCTACTTTAGTATGAGATTCAATTGGTTTTGGTAATTTTTGTTTACTTCTAAGTATATTACCACAAGAGTAATCAACTGAACATTCATTAACTGAAACTTCTTCCATTGCTAAACATAAAGTTTGCTTAATAGAATTATCTATAGTTTTTTGAAAGTTATTTACATCCTGTCTTAAATACTTAGCTCTTTTAATATCATATAAATATAATATATATCTATCATCTATCTCATAATCATCACTAAAAGCATTTATAGCTTCTCTGATATCATACACAAGTTCATTTACTTTTGCCATAATCTAAAAATTAAAAGCCCCACCCACTATGTTTTATTTTATAGTAGAAAGGGCTTTAGGTAATTATTTATTTATTAATAACCATTTTTTATAGTTTGTATCACTCATTTCAAACAGTCTATCATTATCTAAATCTCTCATAATGTGTTTAACTGTTCCTCTATTAGTTGTTACAGATTTAACTTTTTCTAAATCTATACCACCAGATATTGGTGACGTCTGTTTATTTTTACCTTGTAAAACACCAAGATGAAACATAGGATTTTCCCATCCTTGTAATACTTTAAACACATGTTCTAATTGTATTACATCTTCATCACAGTATGTAAGCATTTCTTGTAATGCTTTCTTATCATCTTTTAAGATAATTCTTTTCCACAAATCTATATTTGTTGAGATTTTTCCAGCATGACCTAATACTTTAGATATATAATCTAGTTTATTAGACTGGAAATTAAATTTCTTTCTTGCTACTTTTAAAGTATCAAACTGTGGATAGTCTATTAGCATTTTTAATCCATGAATTAAAGCTCGTGTTTTAATCCATTTTAAATCAAAGTTATCACCATTATGAGCAACTATCATATCAGCCTCAGCCATAATGTCTATAAACTGTTCTAATAGAAATTTATCATCATGATTTTTATCCCATACAAGATTGTATACTTGTTTTTCACCTAACCATTTGTAACTAATACAAATAATCTTTCTTTCTTCAATAATCTGTTCTGGTGAAATATTAACTTTAAATCCTGTTCTCCAAAACCAACCAATATTAAAACTAGTTTCAATATCATATATTAATACTTTTTGTTCTCTTCCTTCTGGATTTTCAATATCATCCTTTAATTCTTTATTAACTTCTCTGATTGCTTGCTTACAATCAGCTACAGTTGTTTGAAATCCTTTATTTAATAATACTTTTCTTAATCTTTGTCCACCTTCTCGTAGGTATCCTTTTTTTACTCTTAGAAATTGTGCTATTTCATTTATATCTAGGTTAGTAGAATTACATTTTTTTAAATCTCCCATATTTTCCATTTTTAAATCTTCCTTTTAATGTACTATAATTAATTTTTAAATATTTAGAAAGGCTCATAATACTTTCAAATTGTAAGTTATTTTCTAAATCTATAACTTTAATATTATTTGTTTTTGGATTTTCTATTTTAATTTTATATTTATTTTTAGGAGAATGTTTCCAAATATACCCATATGCTGTACATTGTCTATTATTACAACAAGCAACAATATTTTTAGATTTTGGATTTTTATTATAAAAACTTTCTGCTATTTTTATACATTCCCATTTTTTGATTAAATTATTATTTAAATCATATTGATAAACATCTTTTCGTCTTCTACTTTTAATACCTTTATTATAAATACCACTTTTTAATTTTGTTTCTTCAGTCATTATATAATTAGCCAACCCTTCTCCACCATCTGTTAAATTTGATAAACAACCTGTTTTCAAATCTTTTCTACCATATTGTTTTATTAAAAATATTTCTAATTCAATAGCCAATTCTTTGTTTAAATCTTCTGCAATTATTTCAATAGAGTAATCAGATTTTTTAATTATCTTTTCCCATAAATTATTTCTAATTTCTTTAGAATAAGGTCTTTTAATATTACCAATTCCTATATAAAATATTTCATTAGTATCTAATCTTCTATGTCTATATACACAATATTTTTTCTCAATATTACCTATTTTCATATTATTTTTATAAATATAATACAAAGGTACGACAATTAATTGGATTTTCCTAATTTTTTTAAATATATTTTATAATTTTATTAAGTATCCTGCCCAAAAAGTTTTATTAGTATCAAATCCTGCCGTAATAATATTGCTTTTTTTATTCTGAAAATATATACTTCCTTTAACAACTGGTTTAATATCTATAACATCTTTTTCAGTGAATAGAGTTAAAGGTAATCCAGTCTCTAAACCAACTAATAGTTTATTTGTAGGAGGCTTATTATAATTTATTACAGTTGTATCTTTCACTGTAATTGTATATGGCTTTATTTCGTATTTTGAGGCCTGTTTAAGCAACTTTCCTTGTACGTTAGTATAAATACTTATCTTTACCGAAGTGTCCTCATATGTCTCATTATACTCTCTCTCTGCAATTGCATCAATAAACATACTATCTTTAGTTATTGAGTCTTTTAACTTTAAAGCATTATACTTTTTTAGAAGTTCTGTATTAACAGGATTCTTAATAGTAATTGGTTTAGGTAGATAAATAGTATCTAACTTCCCATCCTTTCCAGGAATAGTAATTATTTTTTCTTTAATTATAATTTCTGGCTCTGGGGTTTCACTACCTCTAAACAAAAATAGAATTAAAAGAATTAAAATAACATTTCCAATTACTGAAACCTTCAATGGAGTCCAGTGAATTCCTTTAATAAATGTTGTAACTGTTGTTAGTAATGATTTAAGCATTGTATAATTTTTTATATTTATTTAGAAGTATCACACGATGTGACAATCCATGATAACCTCCATTAATTATTCTGGTTATTTTTCTTATATCATCTTTATCAGCTAAACTATTAAGATTATGTTTATTCCAAAACCACAGCGCTGATATCATAGCATCTGCTTCATTTAATAGTAAGTCTGGATTATTTACATAATCTATTCCAGTAGCTTTAGATAAAGCAATATAGTTTCCTTTAAGTGTTACTTGTAAAAAACCTCTACCTCTATATCTCCAACCATCACCACTTGCTTCATTACCATTACCACCTTGATTAGCATATACAAAGTTAGCTATCTGTATTGGTTTATAAGCAAGTTGTTTTGCTTTTAATCTTTCAACATCTGATAATACACCATTTCTATTAACATCTAAATCATGTTTAAATATTTGTAGAAGTCTTGCCTCTGAATATCTTAGATTCTCTTGTACTGGCTTTAATCCACTTTCATGCTCTATTTGCGCCATAAAATGAGCTAGTCTTAATGGTGTATTAATACCATATTTGTTAAGTAATGTTTTATATTTTATATGTAGCATTATATATTTGTATTAGGTTCATTATCATTTACTTCTACAGTATCATCTCCACCGCCTAATTTTTTAAAGAATTTAAGTTGCAGTATTTGAAATATCCTATTTGCTAATGTAAATAAGTAAGGTTTTTTTCCAAATAATACTTCTAAACTTTCTCCTATACTAACATATTCTCGTAAACCAAATAAAAATATTGGTACTAATGATAATGCATGTATAATTTCTTCTAAATAAAGTAACCCTTCAACATGTTGTGATGCTGTAAATGATAGTAGTAACCATAAATATATTGATATAAATTTAAATATAGTATACATAATTTTACTACTTTTAAATTTATGTTCTTCATACTTATCAATATTAGCTTCTAACAATGCTTCTTCTGCTTTATATGCTGATGCTGCAGTTCCTAATGCTTGGTCAACTATTATTAATGCTGATATTACTACTAATAATGTAACGGATACTCCTAAGAAAGACTCATTCAAGATGTAGCTAATTAAAGTTGTAACTAAAGATAAAGATGTAGAGGCACCAACTAAGTTGCTACCCTTCGATAATCCAAACATAATCTTTATGTTTGTTAATAACGGAGTATAATGTTCAATCATTCTATGATATATTTCCCCCCAATTTTTCATTAGGTTTTATTATTAATTTATTTATTATTTTATTTTTTAATCAACCGTCCACCATAATTGGTATCTATAATAATCTGTACATACATCTACAGGACTATCAGTTCTATTAAACCATTCTGGATATAGTATTAATCCTGCATTTGCTCTTTCCACAGTTAATGCTGCAGGAGCACCTGTTGTATAACCACTATCAAATGAAGTTGGTGTAGTGGTTAATCTATCATCAATACCTGGAAGTACCCCGTATTGTGCAATAAGTGTACCTAGGGAATCTTCTATTACGTGTGCTTCTTCAGATACTGCAACACCTACACTTGCATAAACTTTTGTAAATAATTGAGTGGCAATAATTGTAGCACCAGTTGGAATTGAAAAAGAACCTAATTGAAGACCATAATGAGTGCCGGAATTTTTTGGTATAGTATAACACATATATGTTCCATTTTCTACCCCAATAACATTTGTAGGATTAGTCATATTAGTAGTATCAGGTATAGATGTTACATATACACTAGCTGTAAATACATGTTTATATCCTCTAAAATTTGATAACCTATCTTTTGTACCAACATAAGTTGGGTCAAATATTCCTGTAGCTATTGCAAATTGGCCACCTGCGCCCATCAAATGTCTTCCATTAGTTCCCACTAAATCCTGATTCACAACCTCACAAACTTTAGAAAATGTTATTGGTAATGCTACAGGTACTATACTATCTGCCATAATTTATTTTTTTAATAATAGTATTAACATTATTTCTAGTTGTTCTACTTTCTCTTTAAGATAAGCTATTTCTGCAGAATGTAAATCTGAATATGATACAGATTTAATTCCATCTTCATCAGTTCTTACAAATTCTGGATGTTCTATTTCAAGTTCTTGTGCAATAAGTCCTATTCTTGGTTGTTTATTAGTTTTAAAATTAAAACTTTTATAAATAGAATTTATTTTTTTAAATGTTAAAGGTTCTATATTTTCTTTTAATCTTATATCAGAACTTCCTATAAAATCTGCTGCTGTAATTGCATAAGTAGAACCAGCATTCCAATCTGCAGATAAAGTTGTTAAAGCTATATTATCAGCATTAGCTACTATACCATTTCCACCTATAACATTTAATGTTGGGTTAATTGTAGAAGTACCAGTTTGTGTCATACCTGTGCCAGCAGTAACACTTGTAACTGTACCAGTTTCACTACTAGGAGGGGCTATCCAACTTCTAACACCATCTGTTGTTGATGATAAAACATAACCACTAACACTTGGGTTACCTAAAGCTGGTTCTGCCCCAATATTTACAGCTGTTAATGTTCTAGTTGTAATTTCTGTAACTGAACCAATTGCGTCAGAAGTAAATGTACTTAAAACTTGTGCTCCTGTTGCTGTTATACTTCTAGTAGTATATGCAGGATGTATATAACTACCCCCAGATATAGCAGATAAAGAAGTAGTACCACCACTTGCTAATAATATATCATCAGCACCTTTTCCAGTTATTTTATAACCACCAGAAGTATTATTAACTACAAAAAATCCATTAGTATCAATATCTCCTTGTGCTGATATTTGACCACCAGTAACTACTATATTTGCATTTAATAAATTTAAATCACTTATAAAAGTTTTTAATCCAGCAATTGTTTGAGTTCCAGTTGTAATTACACCAGCAGTAGTTTCTGTTACTCCATTTATAGTAGCGTCAGTTCCTGTATCTGAATTAATTACTACAGTTGTTGTATTATGAGTTACTGTTAGATTAGTTGCTCCACCACTAGCAGTAGAATTAATAGTAATTTCATCATCTGCCCAATCTAAAGTAATATTAGTACCAGCTTTAATTACTGCAATATCTGCAGATGTTATAATAGAACTTCCTAATGAGGTACCAGCCGCATTCTTAGCTTGAAATTTCCAATAACTATAATTATCTTTAGCTGCTATACTATCATCTACTAAAACAAATTTATCATAAACAGCATTCATAGAAGGAGCTAATGTTGTAACCCCATCCCAACTAGAACCATATATTGTATCATTTACTTGAGTAGTAGGTGCTACACCATTTATAGTTATTGCATTATTTGTTGCATTATAAGATAATGTAATAGCAGTGCCACCTATAAAATTAACAGTGTTATCATTAGTAACTTTAGATTTAAATACACTATCAACATTTAATTTCCACCCTAATCCATCTACTAATATATCAACCTCATTCATTGTATACTTATCTAAGTCAGATATATCTTCTTCTAAATGAGTATGTGAATTATCTATTTCATTACTAGCTTGAATTATAATATCATTTACTTTAGAATTATAATCTGAAATATATGTTTGGTCTGGATTAAATAATAAAACAGCTGTATCTTTAGCTGTACCAACATATCTAATAACATTAGTAGAATTATTATATTGGGTAGTAGTTATCTGCCCAGATAATACAGATATATAATATTTAGCACCAGCAACTAATGTACCAGTTGGATAAACGTACTCTCCATAAGATATAAATTCTATTTCATCCTCTGATATAGAATTAGTAATTGCTAATTTTATTTCAGTAGTTGATTTAGTTTTATCTGTAGCAGTTGTATTATACCATTTACCATCTGGAGCAAGATAAACTAAACTACCACTAACTATATTTTCACCTCCTACTGGATTAGTTTCTTGTTGATTTATATATAGATTAAATATTGCCATATTATATTCCTGGTCTAGATTCTGTTAAAGTTACGGTATGAATTACAGTTCCTGTTGAATTTAAAATATCAACTTCTACAGTATGTGAGTTTGCTAATGATGAATTATCACCATACATTCTAAGTAAACATAAATATATTCTTAAATGAACTATATTCCAAGGTGGAGTATGGGCAGAACTATATGGTACTACTGGATTATAAGTAGTAAATTTATATGTATCTGTAGGTACAATACCAGTTACTGTAGTATATGGTACTTCTCCTGTAACCCCTTCTGAAGTTTGTCTCATTACAAAACCATTAAAAGTACCTAACCCTCTTATTGTATTTTTATATCTTAAATATAATTTCTCACCTTCAGTTAAAGTAACAGTAAGATAGTGTGTAGTTGATATAAATCCACCACAATCATGTGTTCCAGTACTAGTATTTGTAATAACAGGATTACTGACTATTGAACATTGAATAGTTGATAATGGAATAGTAGTGGTAATATATTGTTCTATATTTCCTAAAGTATCTTCAATAGCATAATCAAAAGTAATAATCCTACTATTTACTTCCCCATATGATATATCAGCAACTAATTGTAATAATGGTATGCTACTACCACTACTAACACCAGAGATATCTATAGAAGTTAGTGATGGTCCTGATAATACAATACTATTATATTTTAACGTAAAAACACCATTAGTTACACTAACCCCATTTAATTTATATGATACATTTTTAATATGTAACCATTTTTTAGAACCACCCACATAATCTTTTAATAGAAATATAGTAGATGGAGTTATAGGTATTGTATCTACTACTCCTACTTGATAAGTTTTAGTAACAACTGAACAACTTTCTTCTACAATACCTTTAACAGTATCTGTATAAGAACGAACATATTTATTTATCTTATTAGTAAATGTAGCCATATATAATTTATTATCCTACAAAGGTTAAAGACCCTGCATCTGAAATTTCAAAAGTAAATGATGTATTATAAGCTGCTAAAATACCTGCGTCTGGCACATATGTAAATAGCCCAGCATCAATATGGTCAACAAAACTTAGTATTTGATTTAGTGTTACATTAACACCATTTAATTTTAATAATCCACTAGCTGGTAAAGATGTTATTTTTAGATTTAATGCTGCATCTCCTTCAGGGTCACTATATGGTGGAATTGTATTAGTAGTGAACATCGCTCTAGTATAAACTATAGTTGCCGCATGGTCAGTTGTTGCTGAACCATCTCCTACTTCTGTTGGTGGTAGATTAGTATAACCATCTACTGTTATTGTAAAATTTGCCATTTAATTTATATTTAATTATTAATTACTCTTGTATTGATTTTTGACAATGATTTTCATCTAATTTATTTAATAAGTAAACAAGACGTTTACCTGTTTTAGTTAATGTGCCATCTCTTTGATTCTTACCTAATGCACTACTTATAGTTTCTCCATCAACTCCAAATTTATAACCATCTTTAGTTCTTAGATATTTGTTCCATAGTGTTCTAAATTCTCTATTCGTATATTTATCTAAACTTAAAGCTGAACTTAACCAATACCCATTTCCTTTAACTAAAAAATAGTTCCATATTGTTAATGGTAGAAATAAAATATATGCTATTAAAAATAATAAAAATCCCATTATTCAGTTATTTGCTGTTTAATATTAACCATAAATAAATCCCAAGAAGCTTCAATTGTATCTAATTCTGTATTAGATACAGCATTTTTTGTATTGGCTTTTGATAATAATCTATTAGCTCTTAAAGCTGTTTGAATACCTCTCCAGTTAGTAGCCATTGTTAGTATTAAATCACAAGCAACAGTATTAGAGTAACCATTAGCTATAGCATCTGAACTCACACTGTCAGGAACATCATTCTCAGGATAACCTGCATCTTTATAAGTAATTGCTTCTTTCTCTGCAAGTTCATATTCAAAAGCTCTTTCTCCTACTATTTCTTTAATAAGATTGTCAGTATCCCTCTCAAATTTTATTATTAAGGATTTTTTTCTATCAGAAAATTCAATATCAATCTCTTCTTGAGTTTTATCAATAATAGGAAATGTGATAATATCACTAACACTATCATAAAATACTTCACCTAGTCTTTGTAAATTTGTATATACAGGAA